GGAGGGAGCGATGAGAATCACAGTTGATTATATAATGAGCTTGAATCCTTGTAATCCACCCTATACACGAGAGCATGTAGAGAAGCTTTTTGGGGGAAGGAAATATATTTATCCAAAGACCCTTTTTGAATTAGACATTCCAGTAGAGGATAAGGTGTGGGTGTTTTGTTACTCTGGCATTCTCACCGACCTAGAAAAACGCTTATTTGCCTGCGCTTGCGAAGAACGTATCCCACAAAGCAAGGAGGCTCTTGCCCTAATTCAAGAGAAAAAAGACTGGCTTGAAAGCAAAATTATTAACGAGAAACAGGGCGGTTATAGGACGACTTACTACATTTTTTGCTTGCCAGCTTACGAGGTGGCTTACAAAGCAGCTTATAGGGCGGCTGGCTGGGCGGCTTACCTGATGGCTTGCGGGGAGACCTTAGAACGGGAGTGGCAGTTGAATTGGATAAAGGAGTGCTTAGACAGGAGGGAGTGATGGATGATTACGGAGGATATGAGCTGAGTATGAAGGAGGCGCAGGCGAAGAGGATATTGTAAGAGTTAGACGGGAGGATGAAATGAATAACCACACGATAGATATATAATTGTCTCGCTCGTATTACTAGCGATGGCGTCCAGCATAATATTAAATGAGTCAAGACAATTAAACAAGCTGGAAGCAAGGGTGCTGGAATTAGAAACTAATATGATTGACCGAGAAGAAGTTGTGTCTGAAATACACGTAAGGACTTTCTGGCAATTTTATGATGTGAAGAACCGTCTGGATACCATTGAAGAACAATTATGGAGAGATTTCTATAACGAAGCTACAGAAGAACAGGATAAGTATAGTCGCATTGAAATGCTAGAGAAACGAGCCAATGAATTAACACACTATGCCAATGTGCGCTCAATAGGAGGATGAAATGAGAATATATATTCCAAGGACAGTGATAAGTTCAGCGTGGTTAGTATGGTATGTTGTGGCCGTTGACAATGTGAGCATTCTGGAAGCCAGCTTATGGGTGAAACTGCCGTTCATAATTGTTGTCTATTATAGCTGTTGGCTTGTAATAAAGGGAATAGATGATGATACATCTAAAGTCACCGGAGTGAAATATTTTGATAAAGGGAGGAAGAAATGAACTATGAATTAGCATACACGATTTTAGCAAAGGTAGTTTTCGGAGCAATAGGATTTGTGCTGTTAATTGGGTTTGCCATGTCAATTGTATTAAAACTATTCGGAAAGGAGGAAAAATCTGGAAGGCATAATAAGATTCGTAATTGAGTTCGGGTTTGTGTTGATTGCGCTTGGGATTATCTGGTTGCTTGTATCGTGTGTAGTATATTTGGTCGTGCAAGAGATACAGAAACAAAATGACAGGAGGAGCACATGAGCAACTTCGCACAAAGGAACAACTTTGTTATTTATAAATGCCTGGTAATACTGCTATTGGTAGTTATTGTGCTAATAGCCTATGTATGGGTAATTATGGACAGGCTTGACTCGCTAACCGAGCAGATGGAAATACTGGTAACATCAATGGAGCTTGACGCAGAAAACGACAAAGCCATGATGGAGGTTTTAAATACGCACTCCGAAGATATTGCTGGGTTAGGTGACGCTATTTTGGCCGAAAGTGAAATAATGGACGAAAGATTGATAGCCGAGACCAGCGAAAGAAAGCAAGCCGATGCGCAGATAGAATTGCAAAGCCTAAGCATAGATACGGATTTGCGGAATTTCAAAGACGAGTTTGATGCAGTCGGGTCAGCGGAGGCGTATTATGCAGTCATGTCGCTGGCTCAGGACTTGGCAGATACAATCTGTAAGTGGCATCCCGGTGATTGGTACTGCTATCACGATATCTACCGACCTGAAGAGCGGGAGAGTGCGGAATGAAAGATGAGACCTGTTTTATTATTTGTATAGTGTGTATCTTTATATTAGCGAACCTTTGCTGGTTGCTGGGTATTATATAGAACGGGAGAACCAATGAAAGAGCTTTATGATGAAATACTACGAGAGGTATTTGCAGACCATGTGTTTTCCCAAGCGGAAAAGAGACACTTAAAAGAGGTAATCAAAAAGCATATTGAGAGAGCAAAGAATGGCAAAGAGCAGAAATAACTTCACAAGAAACGCACCGGATTGTGTCACCATTCAGTGTATTCCAAGTTGCTGGAACTGCAAGAGTTGCGTGTGGAATAAAAGGTATTGGTATGTCTGTGCAGAACATGGTTTCAGGTTCAGCACACTTGCGCAAGTTCCCGATTGTTATATTTGTCCAGAATGGGAGATGAAAGAGAAGCTAGAGGGAACGCAGAAAGGAATGGAAATCAGCAAGTTTTTAAGATGACACGCCCGAAAAGGTGGTATAATACGGGTTGGACAAAATAGTGAGGAGAACGGGATGAATATCAACTACCTTTTATCACTAAGCAATCCAAAGTATTACGATAGGTTGATACCCATTTCCGAAAGGGTCGTTCCGCTGGAACTTCCAGAGATGGAGACAGAAGCATTCTTTTAGATTTACGGACTAGACGTATAGGAGATTAAAATGCCGAGGGTAAAGTGGTTCTATTGTCATAAATGCAAGAAAACAACTAGACAAGCAATTTCAACGGAGGTGTACCTTGCCAATTCGGGGCATCGAGTTTATGTAGACGTTCTTTTCATTTGCGAGGATTGTGGGAGAACGCTTTATAGAGAACGAAAAAAAATTGCAGTCAATGTAGGTGAGAACAGAGGAAGGATATGAAAATATTACACTACGCAGACGCACATATAGATGCTGTCACAAGCGGACAAAGAAACGAAAAAGGCATACCGGGAAGGATTATGGACTTTGTGAAATCCTTGGATATTATTGCCGAGACCGCCATAGATGAAGGTGTAGATGCGGTCATATTTGCGGGAGATGCTTTTAAGGACAAGAACCCGTTGCCGCAATATGCCAACCTCTGGAATATACATATAATGAAATTGGCAACCGCCGATATACCTGTTTTTCTTTTGGTGGGAAACCACGACAAGAGTGTGCGTGGCGGGGTTCATACGCAGACCGCTTTCCAAACTTTTAGCCCGCCGAATGTATATGTAATGGACGAGGCTGGCTGGTATTTGAAACCGCTTGGGTTTCCTGCGGTTTTCATTGCCTTGCCTTGGGAACACCGGAAACGGGAGTATAGGGTAGAAGAAGTAATGGAATGGATTGACATGGCAGAGCGGGAAAATCTACCGATAATCATGGTCGGGCATGTAACCGCTGAAGGTGCTAGCTACGGGTCTGAAATGATTGCTACTCTTGGTGATGACCTAATCTTGCCGAGACGGGTCTACACAGACCCTCGATTGGATTATGTAGCATTGGGTCATTTACACCGCCACCAAGAATTGAATAATGGAGACCACCCACCAGTTGTTTACAGCGGGTCAATTGAACGGGTGGATTGGGGTGAAGCGAAAGAACCAAAAGGATTTGTGCTCGCTGAAATAGGGCAAAAACAGACGCTATGGGAGTTTGTGGAATTACCTACCCGTAAACACCTTGACATAGAAATAAATTGGCAGGGGCTGGATTTGACACTCTCACTGCCCGCAAAAGAGGAGTTAGAGGGTGCTATGGTGAGGGTGAAGGTTCATTACGAGGAAGCAGACGAGAAGAAAATAGATTGGGTCGGGCTGGAAAGGTATTTGCAACCAGCCTTTTCTTATAAGATTGTGAAGGATAAGCAACGAGATACCCGCATGAGATTACCGGAGGGTGTCACTTACCAAGACTATCAGCCGAAACAGCTATTGGAGATGTACTTCAAGGCGACTCAAATCGAGAAGAAGGAACGAGAACGGTTGCTGGAAATAGCCACAGATATACTGGAGGGTTAATGGAGACGTTGATAAAAGCAGTGCCATTAGTGGTGGCGTTATTTTTGTTGGCTTTTTGCGTATCTGCCGAAGCACCAATACCCGCAGAATCGCCCATGCCTACACCAATATCGCCTACACTTACACTAGCACCCACATCGACTGCGACACCGACTGCAACACCGACTGTAACACCGACTGCAACACCGAAGCCGACCAAGACGGCAATACCTACGCCAACGCCTGACCCTTACCCTTTTCCTGAATATATAACAGTGAGAATAACCGGACGGCATAGTTGTGAAGAAGGGATACCTTTTTATGTAGAAGAAGTGCCATTCATGGATTATGTTAAAAGTGTGGTAGCAAGCGAGTTTGGCTGGGAACACTGGCTTTATGGCAGAGGTGGGGAAAGAACAAGGATAGAACCGCACTCCGAGGACACCTTGAAGGCTAGTGCGATTGTGGTAAAGAATTATGCTTTATATCAATACTTTCGAGGCGGGAAGTGGGGCGGATACGAAAACGGGATAGTTTACGATTGCGATTGGGATATGGTCTACGACCCCTACATTTCCAATCCGAGGGTAGATAAAGCGGTAGAGGACACTTGGGATATTGTTGTTGTGAATATTCACGGGGAGATAAAATCAACCAACTTTTTAGCCTACCCGATTACATGCGATTGGTATTTTGGAGTAGGGCATTGTCTTGGGGCTTGGCAATACGGCGGGATATTCCAGCAAGGGGATAGGGGTTGGACATGGCAGGAAATGCTATACGATGCGTATCATGGGATTGAGATTATTGACAAAAACCCCCCGCCTGAAATAGACGAAGAACTTTTGGAGAGAGTGAGATGATAAAATCTGGAGGATTTGACGGGATAACTTTGGTGGTAAGGCTGGAAGACGGTGTGACGGGTGAGACTACCGAAATGCGATACCGATATACCAGATTACAACTGGAAAGGTTATTGGGAGTTAGGCACGAGATTGAGCGCAGTTATGGCGTTATGGTTAAAGCGGTCATGGATAGACTATTTCCAAGGAGGAAGAAATGATACCGCAGGTGCTTGATATAGAAGGGTTTTTATCCTATAAGGAACACACTGAAATCTTGTTTTACGATATAGATATTGCTTGCATAACGGGGGAGAACGGGGCTGGGAAGTCGTCAATACTGGAAGCCATGACTTGGGCGTTGTTTGGTAGGGCAAGGAAGAAAGATGAGTCGATTATTAATCTGCACTGTGATAAAGCCAAGGTTGCCTTTTACTTTGAGTACGAGGGAAATGAATACCGAGTAATCCGTGAGAACCCAAGAGGGAAAAGCCAGACAGTCGAGTTATTTATTGCTGGCAAAAAAGATTGGGTAGACCTTACCGAGCGAACTCTGCGAGAGACCAACGACAAGATTGCAGACATATTAAAGCTGGATTACGAGTGCTTTGTAAATGCCATATTCTTTTTACAGGGAGACGCAGACCAGTTTTCTAAACAGACACCTGCCAACCGAAAAAAGATATTGGGAAAAATACTTGGGCTGGAAGCTTGGGAAGATTATAGGTTAAAGGCAAGAGAACAACGAGCAGAGTTAGAAAAGAAAATAACAGGTGGTGAAGCGGTTGTGGCTCATCATAACGAAGTGATAGCAGATGAGGAGCAACGGAAGTGGAGACTGAACGAAGCCAAATTGAAACGGGAGGCCGCACAAGCAAATTACGACCAAGCCCTTGAAGTATTTGAAGGCGCAAAGGAAAGCCAGCGCAAAATTAAAGAGGGCACGGATTTGGTTAAAAACCTGACGGACGGAGACAGAAAACTGGCTAGAGAAATAAACGAACTTGAAACGGACATATTGGGGTTGGAAGATGCTGTGTCCGAATACAATATGGCTTTGTCCAACGAGGAAAGCATAACGCAGGCTTGGGAAGAATATAGGGGTTGGGAGCGGGAAGTTAAAGAGTTATCAATAAAACATCGAGAATGGACAGAATTAGAAGTGTCCAAGCAGACCCCTAGCACGGAAATATCCGAACAGAAAGGAGCATTGTTAGCAGAGCAACTTGCTTTGAAAGAAGCAGGAGAGCGAGTTAAAAAATTACGGGAGCAACTACCCGAAGAAGAAGCTGAATTTATTGCGCTTCAAAATCGGGTCGAAATCCTGAGCGATTCCGCTATCGAGGTGACGAGAATTGAGGAAGCCCTTCATAAGGCAAGAGAGAGGAATGCCAGCCTTGCTCATAGTATAGAGTGGTACGAAGGAGAGCTTGAAAAATACGCTGAAAGGTTGGCTATGCTGGAAGATGAAACGGTACATGAATGCCCGACCTGTAAACAGGAAATTGACGGGGAGCTTTATACCAGATTGCTTACCGAAGCCCATACAGAATACGATAACTGTCGATACCAGCTAACCCAGCTCAAAGAAGGGCAAGTGGAATCTTTGGGAGATGAAGTAGACTTGGAATTGCAGTTGGAGAACCTTAATGAGATTATAGCGGATATGAAGGGGGTCGAGATACGATGCGAGCGCATGGGTGAGCGGATTCAGGCTATGCGTATGGATTTAGACCAGTGGGAAACGCATGACCAGCCCCGTTTGAAAGAGATTGAAAGGATGCTAGAGCAGGGCGATTTTGCACATGAAGCCAGAGACTATTTGAAAGATGTCGAGGATAAGCAAAAAGCACTCGGTTACGACCCGGCAAGGTTCGCCGAGCTGGACGACTTGTTAACTGCTAATAAGTACCAGCAACGGGATTGGGAGTTCTTACAGCAAGCTAAAGCAGAGCATGGTTCAACCAAGGCTGAGATGGCGGGGTTAGTGAAAGCAAAGTATAAGCTGGAACAGGAGCGTGAACAGAACGCAGACGCTATTCTCGAAGCGAGGAAGAAACTGGAAACGGAGTTGGCAAACGCAGTAGATTATGAACATGCCGAGAAAGCAATGAAACGGTGCGAGACGGAAGTAGTTAACGCACTTAACGAAGAAGGCAAGGCGCAAGCCCTGCTTGACGCTGTTGCCGAATCAAAAGATGAGATAAACCGAATAGCAAGCGAGCAGGAAACAATACGGAAAAAGGCAAGAGACTTGAAAGTGCTGGAAGATGCTTTCGGTAAGAACGGAGTGCCAGCCTTGATGATTGAGCAAACGATACCTGCCATTCAGGACAAGGCGAACGAATTACTTGACCGATTGTCGGGTGGAGAAATGCGGGTCGAATTCATAACCCAAGCAGAATACAAATCAAAAGACGCAATCAAGGAAACGCTGGACATTGTAATAGAGGACAAAGACGGGGTTAGAGATTATGAGATGTTTTCGGGCGGGGAAGCATTTCGGATAAACTTTGCCATTCGGGTTGCCCTGTCAAATTTGCTGGCACAACGAGCGGGAGCAAGGCTTCAGACATTGGTAATTGATGAAGGATTTGGTAGTCAAGACAGCAATGGTCGAGATAGACTGGTAGAGGCTATTTCTGTGGTAAGAAATGACTTTGCAAAAGTGCTGGTAATTACCCATATTGAAGAATTGAAAGATTTATTCCCGCACCAGATACAGGTAGTAAAGACTTTGGACGGGTCAAAAGTGGAGGTAAAAAATTGGAATTAAAAATCGGGTCGATTTTCCGAGCATTCATCTACGCTCTGAACAATCTAAACAACCCCTTTTTAAGGCTTTGACAAGAGCCGAGGGCGGGAATTGCTAGCGAATCCGACTGGTAGTATGGGGAAAGTCGAAAGATTTAGCAGAGACGCTAAAAACCATGCCAAGAAAGAATTGATAAAAGAATAAGGTCAAAAAAATCGGGTCAAAAGTAGATAAAACTCGGTTTTCTTGTTCTTAAAAAATCCCCTCGAAAAATCGGGTCGATTTTCCGAGCATTCATCTACGCTCTGAACAATCTAAACAACCCCTTTTTAAGGCTTTGACAAGAGTGCCGAAAAGCGTTTTACCCCCCCTACTCTCCGATTTTGCGGTAGGGGGATAGATACGAGTAGGGGGGTAGCGTACAGAGTAGGGGGATAGACCCCACCCCTCTCACGGCAAGCTTAACAAATTAAGATCAAAGCTTAACAAATTAAAGCTTAACAAATTAAAGCTTAACTAATTGGGAGGGGCAACCAAGCTTAACAAATTGAAGCTTGTAAAATTAAACCTTAACAAATTGGGCAAGCATCAACCTTAGCAAATTGAGCAACGCTAGCCTTAACAAATTAGGCAACCACACACGCCAAAAACCACCACCAACCCACCCAAAAAATGCCCAAAAAATCAGCGTTTTTGGGGGGCAAAAATGCGGAAAATGCCGTTTTCACCCTACGGGTGGGGGTACAAGTTAAGTACAACCACTCCCCGTAGGGGTCGTAGCGTCCAAAAAAAAGCAAAATTGATGTAACTATCGAGCAGGTTTCATGTTACACGCTGAAAATTGCCCAAATTTTTAAGCTTCATGAAAAATCCGGCAAAACGTCAAAAATACCCGCTAGGCGGGGGGTGGCGTACCCAGCAACCCCCGCAATTGGGGTTTTTCGGCGTTAATTCAACGGTCTTATTCACCTTACAGTTTTGTTAGGTGAGCACATTTTTGGGTATTTTGAGCGGAGCGTTTTTTTACGCTCTGAAAACACCCGTCTGCGGAGGTGGTACAAGTGAGGTACAACCCGCTATATGGGGGTAAAAACGTGTTTTTTTGAGTTTAAAAAAACCGTTTTGGATAAGTATTAAAAACCCCATAAAAATCCGCATTTTTTGGGGTTTTTACCCTTTGGCAACTACCCCTCAAAAAAACCCAAAAACCCAAAACCCCTAAAACATACCCCCAAAATACCCCGCACCTCAAAAACTACCCCCCCAAAAAGGTGTATACTGGTAGTAGGAAGCACCCACCAACCTAGCACCCCCGGCAACGGGGAAGGAGCAACAGTATGAAAACCAATTTTGCCAGCCAAGTTTTAGTAGCCATTTTGTTAGTAGGAGCATTGGCAATTGTGTTTTTACCTGAGCTTATGAAAATGCTTTTTGGGTAAAAACCAACCAACCACCAACCAACCAAAATTAGCAAGGAGTAAAAAATGAACAAGGCATACCCCACGTACACAAAATTGAGCGCAACCTTTGCCGCCAATAAACGCAAAGCGGTGGCATACCTCACCAACCGTACCCAATATACCCCCCAGCAAATTAACATTGAGTTTATTTATGCGGACAGCGTGTGGGGATGGGTGGAGAACGGGGGCAGTTTTGTTGTAAGTTTTGAGCAGAGCAAGGCGGTGGGCGTGGATTGGTTATAGGTTGAAGCAGGGGGGGGTTTTAAGCACCCCCCCCAAGCACCAGCCCACCAACCCACCCACCAACCAACCAATCAATTTTTAAGAGCCCTAGGAGGCTAAAAATGTATACTGAGCAAATTACCAACCATACCAAAGCATGCAAGGACGCTAAATATAGTGTATGCCCTACCTGCGTTATATGCGGCAAGGAAGCAAGCTACGCTATTGTGGAGACCAATGAAAGCGGTAGCCATACCGTTTATTATTGCCAGAGCCATGCCCAATTTTTTGACCCTGAGGACGGAGGACTTTGGCGGTGGGCTACCGCACAATGGGAGATCATGGATGGAGCGGTTGGCAACCCCATTACCATAACCACCAACCATTGGATGCTTACCTTGCTAGGACTACATTACAGAGCGTAGAACCCCAGCAACCCCCGCTGGGGTATGTATGTTACCCCAGCGGTTTTTTTACGGCACAGGACGCTAAAAATCATATTGTAGAGGAGCTAAAAAATGTATAACATTAGGAACCTTGCAGACGCTATAGCAGACTTGGAGCACGGACAGAGTCCTATGGACGTACAGCACAATTGCCAGCAGGTGCTTGATATTTTGGAGCATATCCAGTTTGAGGTTGAAGAACTGGAAGCCAAGGCGATGGAGACCCAAGATATGCTAGAAGAATTATTGGGGGATGCTTATAACCTTGCCAGTGATATTAGTGGCGTATATTAAGCCCAGCCTTAAAAAAAAGGAGTGTAGGATGGACAGCATTAGAAACGCATTAGAGAACTTGGGGTTGAAAGTGGAGCGTGTTACAGAAGCCAGAATAGTAGCAACGGCAATCGAGCGGACTTTGACAGGACTAGACCAAGCCACAGCCGACACTCTAGACCAGATTCTGGAATATTGGGCTACTGAGAATTGGGGCGAGTACGCAACCTATGCGGTGGTCTCACCAACTGTAATCGAAGTGGATTTAGACTAAAAGGAGTTTAGATGACAATTGCCATATACTACCTACCGCCCCACGCACTAAAAGCGTATTGCGGAATTTATTAGAAGAGATTAGACAAGGAGTAAAAAATGAACGAGCGAACCGCAGGTGTAGCAGATACCATTGAACGATTAGACAAGTCGGAGGACATTGTGGAATACGCACGATATCGCACGGTAAGCATTTTCGAAACGACAAATAAAGACAAAATGATTATTAGCACAATGCGAAGTTTCTGGACATACACAGACCGCCCGGTTTCACTAAACGATTGTACGCACAGCCGTTCAAGAATAGGTCGTGTAACGCCCGAAAAAGCCATAGCCATATTAGATTGGCTAGAAAAGAACGGATTCGATATACAGCCCAAGATTTCCGCCGATGGTACGGTATGGATAAACGCAGAGGACACAAAAGAATGGAGCGCTACAGTGTAGTAAAAATCGATTCTAAAAGGCGGGCATGGCGCAAGCCTATCAATTATAACCAACGCCGTCTACCGCCCGCCTAACACGTTGTAACATGGTTGTAGAAACGGACAGAATACATTTAGAAAAGGAGAGCGGAAATGAACCCCATAAACGACCTAATTTTTGCGCTGAAGAAATTCGAAGAATGTAATACGGCGAGCGAGTTATCAGAAGCCGTATTCGATGCTATGTGCGCCGCAGATGAGCTTAAGGTAGAGTTAGCCCATATTGAAGAAAGAGCTGACAACCTTGAGCGTGCGGAAGCGGAACTGATAAATGAAGCTCGCGACCTGTGCGAATTGGTGCGAGACTTATAGCCCTACAAAGCGGGGGTGCGGTGCTGCCCGCACCCCCGAATTTAATGTGCACATTAAATCGGGTAGACAAGGAGCAAAGCGAATATGGCTAAACGAATAATGGTGGTTAAGACCGAACAGACTTACAGACATCAGATCGAGTGCCGATATTGCGGGTTGCTGTTCTCGGAAGAGACCAATTGCCCCGTGCCAACAGACAGGCTTTACCGGAGGCGAGACGAGCATGTAAGGTTGAGCCACAGCAGGGAGTACTGGAATACGTGGGTGAAGCTTAACGACTAGACATAGGAGAGATAAAAATGACAGCGTTTACACCAGAAGATTTTCGGATGAACCTGGAAGTAAAAAATAATATTAGCAAGAAGCAGTTAGCAGAGAGGATTTACGGCGGGATAACTTACGATACGGCATTGCCCCAGCAGTGGATAACATGGGCAAGCAAGCTGAGCGTGCTGGCAGGAGACTATAAGGACATGGAGTTCTTTTGTCAGCACTTCGTGTGGTTATATCCGCATGGTAATGTAATGGGGCAACCCGCCCCGCTAACGCTGGAAGCGTGCGATGTGCTAGAGCAAATAATCGAAGAGACCAAAAATAAGGTATTAGGAGGTGTAGCATGGTAAGCATTGGAAGATACCCGCTACTTCAGGCAATCTATGCAGACCGGGATACGGGCATAATGCAAGCGTATTTCCAGACCAAGGGAACGGGGCGATGTATCATTAAGGTAGTTATGTACCAAGACCGATATTGCCCCCCGCATGTAGAGTATTTAACGCAGGAAGAATACTTGGCGGAATGCGGTCACAATACGCTAGAGGAAGCTTAAAAAAAGGAGCTAAAGACAATGGCAGATTTTATCCGAGACATGGGCAATATAAACACCGCCATAGAGGACATGCGAGAAGAGCTTGAAGACTGGCTCATTGCCCTACAACAGCAGAATTATTGGGATATGTACATGCCAACAACGGGGTGCTACATAGAAGTCCGCCTTCGATATGTGGAGGGCAATATGTACCACCACAGCGGTAGCCCACAATACGACCAAGACCACAGAGGGGCATGGGCGTATGGTGTTATAACGCCTGATAATGAGCCAGCGGTTGTGCTGGATGAGATGGTGGAGGAGCTTAAAGAAAACTACCATATATGGCTTATGGAGACCATGAGCAGGGAAGAGAAAAGCGAGCTGGACAGATTGGAGCATGGAGACCAGCTTGGCGACTTGGAAAGAGAGAATTACCAGTCTACAAAAAACGCTGGTGCGGGAAGCGTATAATGCCGTATGCTGGGAATATTGGAAACCCCAAGCTTAACAAATTTGGAGGAACCCCTATGGAAGAAATCCATATAACCGACTTGCGAAAATTCCTTAACGACAAAGAAGAACAGCGTAATGAAGAGGAGAGCACCAACCAAAAACCAAATGCCCGTTATGCCCCACCGCCGCCCACTATACCCATGCTTATCCGGGATGTTCTGGTCGCTTATTTCTCCAATAAGCAAACCCTATCCCATAAGCACCCCAAGACCATTAACTCCCTCCTATATTTTGCCCTGTGCTACATTACCGCCCTGCTACTGGCAATCTTTACCTACCACTTGCTTGTAGCTCTGTTTATAGGATGATTATTACCCCATGAGTAGCCAGTGTACTTCTGGCTACTAAGCACTTCGTAGCCCCGCCGGGCGCAAGAAAGTCAGCCTCCGGCGGGGTTTTAATATCTCAAAGAGGGAAGCGGGTGAGCAAGGATATACCCCCACCCTAAGCGGGAAAGCTTAACAAAATCCCCCACCCTGCTCCCACCGGATAGGGGCAAAAAGAGGTTCATCCCCCACCGAGGATGCTTTTTACATGGGCGGGTTGTAGCTCATCCCCCACCATACCCCCGAGCGGGGTGGCTCAAGAAAATCCCCTCGAAAGAGGGAGCGGAAAAATCCAAAGAAAGGACGCTCTAAAAACGCTCTTATATAACTCCCTCTTTACAAAAAAACAACTAGGACTGGACGCTGTTTTAAGAGGATTTGCGGGGGCATAGATACCCCGCCCATATAACCAATAAAAGACCCCTCATTCCACCGCCTAGGACGCTGTATAGTACCCTACCCCAACTACCAGCATGAGACCCCCTGCCCTACCACATGCAACTACTACCAGCACGCTATCCCCCATTCGTGACGTACCCCACCCCATACCCCGCCCATGCAATACCCCCCACCCCCTATTCCCCCCACGCCCCACCCCGTGCTCACCCAGCACGGTACGCTGTACCGACATATACCCCTAGACGCTCTGTCATCCGATTATTAGCGTGTTACACAAGCGTTTACAGCACAGGCATATTTATTATCGGAGGATAAATAATTCCCAGCACAGACGCTTGCGTCCAGCCCTAAGCGGTTTGCCATTCTGCTGACGGTATTGCGGGAGCGTGACGGATTTTCGTTGTTGGGAGAACGGACGGACGCTAAAACCACCGCCCCCCATCAAAATTAGTGGCGGAAAAAATACGAAAAGACAGGTGCGGGTGAGATTTTTTTTAAAAAAAAATTTGGGAAAAAAATATGCATGAGAAAAGGGGGACAGGGCAAAAGGGTTGGGTCTTGTCAAACGGGGGAACGGTGGTAAAATAACCAGTAGGGAAGGTGATAAAAAAAATAGGTGAAGGAGGTCGGGAAATGGCGGGGGGTCTACGCAAGCGGGTATCAGGATAAATACGAGGAGGCGGAAATGGGCAGGAAGGGAAGAAAGGGGGTGCGGGTGCGGTATGCGGTAAAGCCCACGAGGAATGAGCTGGTGTGGGAAAGAGATGAACTGTGCGATGTGTGTCGTGTGCTGTTCGCCGAAAACAATCATATAACGAATAGCTGTCATGTCGGGTCGGAGCGTCATCACGGGCTTTTCAAATGTATGAAAGACGTGCCGACACTAGACCTTAAATATAATCTGTTTCTGGTCTGTAAATCCTGTCACGAGAAAAGAGTGTGGGGAGACCGCATAAAATACCTGCTGTGGGAATTGCAATGCAGAAGGTATGGGCGAGAGGTGATGATGAACTGGTGGGAGAGTGTGCCTTTTTCAGATAAGCCGAGATTTTGGCTGTTGGGAGGTGGAGATGAGTAAATTAATTTATCCGGAGTATTACTGCGGTACAGCCGTTCCTATGTCCGGTGGAACAGGGTGGCATAATTGGGGGCTTGTGTCCTGTGATGCGGTGGTCGAGTATGTGGACGGGCAGGTAAGAGGAGGAGTGAATTGGCGGTGCGGGTATTGTAGGCAGGTCAATGAATTTATCCACACTTGCTGCAAGCATTGTGGAGCAGAACAAACGGAGGCAAAATAACATGATTGATATTAGCAAGTGGCTGTTCAGACTGGATAAAGGCTCGCTCCCGATGGGGTATGTGGAACTAGTACTTATAAGGATTGGGGATGGGCTGTATAGGGCTATGGAAGATACTTTTATCAGCGATGTTGATTTGAAGTTTGACCAAGAGAGCAAAAGATATAAGTTCTGCATTAAAGGGTCTTGTATAAAAATTACAGAATGCGAGGTAGAGCATGAATAAAAGAATGATTGCTGTGGAGTCGATATCACTTGGGGAGCGGCTACTGCTCGCCATGCACAGGAAGAACATTAGTGTGGAAGAGATGATATATAATACAACCCTGTCCGCTAAAATAGTCGATAAAATATTGAAGGACGATATATGGGATATAAAAATCGGGCGACTGATAGAAGCGTTTCGTGCGCTGGATATGGATTTGGGGGTAGTCATAAAATTGGAGGACACTAAAGATGCCTGTTGATTACAGCAAATACCCGCCTAATTGGAAAACAGAAATTGTGCCCGCCATATTGGCAAGGGCGGGTGACAGGTGCGAGTTCTGCGGGTTAAAGAACGGCTCCTATGTCTGGTCTTTTAAGGTTGATTTGCAGGAGAATAGCACGGGAAAGAAATATACGACCACATTATGGTCGCTGGATAAAAGGCAGTACAATATGTTCAAATCAGCTAGGGGTCTGAAACGGGTGAAGGTGATTCTGACAGTTGCCCATTTAGACCACGACCCTGAGAATTGGGAAGTAACAGTAGATAGGTTGAAGGCACTTTGCCAAAGGTGTCATTTTCAGTATGATAGGGAGCATAAGAAGTGAAATGGAGAAAGATAATCACATTGATTATTATTGATATTTTTATGTTTATTCTGTTCGTTATCGTAATAATGATGATAAGGCTGGGATATTGAAATGACTGTAATAGGCGGCGGATGGATTTGCCCGGATTGTAATAATTGGATAAACGAGGGGGAGACCCACACTTGCCCGAAGTATAATACTGTGCATACAGGGTATTATCAGCTTTGTTCTAATCACGAAAAGCGGGTGGAAGAAAAGCTGGACAGGATAATCGAGTTGCTGGAAAAGGCGATAGGTGAGATATAATGCTTGCATTTACATTCGAGGACGAGGGCAAGACGTGGATTATTACCCCCATAATACGCTGGAAACAGTATCGCAATCCAGAAGACCCTGCGGTACTTGCGTCAGAATGGGGAGTAAAATTACAACAATACTGCTATAATGAGAAAGACCCCGAAGATGGACAGTGGTTCGATATAAACACGGAGGGATATAATGAGCCTTAATAAATATTCCAGGCTGATTGGCGACGAGGTGGTTCATCATAAAATCATGCCAGAAATTATGTACGAAAAACCAGAACTTCACGAACTGGTCGGAATAGTGCGCAAGCGCAAGGGATTGTCTCAGGCCGAGCTTGCGGAGAAGTCCGGCGTGAGCCGCAACTCTATTGCCAAGTTCGAGCGGGGAGAGACAGCCCCGCAGTTGGAGACGGTGATAAAAATATTGGAAGCATTGGACTACGAAATGGGCGGTGATGAAATCCTGCTCCTATCCGGTTATTTGAGTAACTAATGGCTATATCAGCTTGGCATATAAAGCTTTTGGATGATGCCAGCGAGGGAGATAAATGTCCAGAGTGTGGGAGCGAATACACGCACAGCCCCGGACCTTTTAAAAAATTTCCCCTGTTCGATTATGAAATGGGCTGGCGATTATGCTATTCGTGTGGAAAAACTACCCAAAGGCTCTATCCACAAAATAACCAGCCTCTAATAGAATAACTAGGAAGTGGTAAATGTTAGAGCACTCACAGGGAATAGGACAGGCGTTTGAAGATGCTGTTATGTGGGAAGCGAAAGCGTCTGGTATCTATGTCATAAAACAGCACCCCGAAACCGTTTTTGTAGCAAAAGGGCAGGGTAGGGTTACGGGGAAAGCATGGGTTGACTTTATTGGCATTTATAAAGGTCTCGCTTTCACATTCGATGCCAAAACCACAATCAATAAACGAAGCTGGAAACCACCAAAAAAATTTGAACACCAATACTGGAACATGAAAGACGCAAGCCCCCACATGCCTTGCTTTTATTTGATTGAGTGGCGGTATTACGGGCAGGTGGAATTGTTTCTTGTACGCCCTTATAGCCCCTACCCGTTCTATTGTCGTTATGGACAGGGAAATTATAAAGTAAACTCGCTGAGCAGTGGCTGGTTTGGAGCAATTATCGAAACGGCATTTAGATTTTATGACGGAGGGTATGATGGAATCTCGGACTAATTTGCTGGACAAGGCACAGGAGATAGACGGAGAACAATTACGAATTATTTATGTGCGGTTAGACGACCTCACATTTTGGGCTGATAATCCCAAAAAGCACGATATAGATGGGCTGATTGAGAGTATGCTTATGCACGGGTTCAGGGATGCTCCAATATTTGACGATAAACTCAATGACGGAAAAGGGGGCATTGCGGGGGGGAATGGCAGGCTGGAAGCTCTTATGGTTATGTATGAGGGGGGGCATCACGACCCGCCAAGGGGAATATTATTGGATAAAGACGATGGTATGTGGTGTATGCCAATTCAATTCGGTATCAATGCCGAATCGGAAGAACTTGCGGAAGCCTTTGCGGTAGACCATAATAACTTAACGCTTGGCGGTTCGGGTCTTGGGGCGGTAGATATAGCCCTGCTGTGGAATGACGATTATCCTGTATTGCTGGAAAAGCTGGATACCAAGAATGTGGTTTCCATTACCGATGAAGATATGAAAATTCTACGGCGGTGGCAAAAACCGCCGAGCCTTAAAGACTTGGAAGGCGAATTGGGCGAAGATGTGGAAGGGGAGGATGACCCAATGCTGTCGTTCAGGGTTAGCAGGGAATTGTACGAATTGTTTTGGGGAATAATTGGGCGTGGAACAAACGAAGAAATGAGAGAATCCCTTACTCATGTGCTAAAGGTATACGAGGAAGTGAAGGATGATTATCCAAGAAAGACCAATGAAGATACTGATTAGTTATGCGTATTTTCAGAAGGTGGATTTAGAAGCGGTAATACAAAGGGCGTTTGGAGACAACAGACCCATTATTTTTGCGGACAGCGGGGCTGTGACCGCTTTTACTAGAGGAAAGAAAATATCGGTACAGGAATATTCGGATTGGCTTTTAAAATGGAAGCACCTGTTCTCGGTGTACGCCAATTTGGACGTTCTAACAAATGTGCAAGAAGGATTGGATAATTTGCAGTATATGGAAAGTCGTGGGTTAGACCCCCTGCCTGTATTTCACTCTAGTGAAGACTTTGCCATTCTGGAAGCCTTTTTGGATAAGTACGATTATGTCGCTCTTGGAGGCGTGGCTATGAATTACCGCACTTCCGCAGACTTTTTAAAACGGTGGTTTCTAAAATGTTTCAAGCTGGCGGAAGCTACCAATACCCGCATACATGGTTTTGGAATATCGGCTTGGGATATTCTCAAAATGTTTCCTTGGTTTTCGGTGGATAGTTCTACTTGGGGCGGCGGTTTCCGTTTCGGAGGAGTGCCTTTATTTAATCCAGACAAAGGCACATTTCAGACTATTCAGTTAGGCAATCGAAAGAAGGTATATAAGAACGCAGAAATAATTAAGCGGTACGGGTTCGACCCTGAAGAATTTGCAGACAGAGAAAAAAACACCCGCAGTGCCAATGCTTCCCTCTCCGCTTTGTCTTATATGCTGGCAGAGGAATGGCTGTGGAAATATTGGGGTAAAGAACAGCCGAGATATTATATGGCAGATTCCGCTTCCGGCATGGAAAATTTTAGGCTTGCCCAGCAAGGTATTTCTATATTTTTGGTAGAGGTAAGACAGGAAATGGGTGATATAAAATGCTTGGAGGACAGAAAGAGAAATTGCAGTAATAGCAATTGACATTTTGAGCTTAGCGAAGGAAGGGATGGATGATTATAGCGGTTGATATTGATGGCATTTTGACTTTAGAAAAGGATGGTCACGATTATGAAAACAGAACTCCTAACCCCATTGCCCGAACTTTTTTGTTTCAGGAAATAAAAAAAGGAAATTCGATTTTGTATTACACCGCCCGACCTGAAATGGACAGGGCTGTCACTATAAGATGGTTAGAAAAGCATGGCTTTCCTAATGCCCCGTTATTTATGGGTAAGCCACAGGCAGACTTCTACGTAGATGACAAGGCAGTGAGAGGATTTGATGAAATATGAAAAAAATAGTGCTTCTGTATTCAGGAGGAATGGACAGTCTCATAGCTTATCGCTGGTATCACGAACCCGAAACACTTTACGTAAATTTAGGCACTCGGTACGCTGGGGCGGAAATAGAAGCTGTCAAGAAAACCCTACCAGATACAACCATCATAAATATCCCCGAGATGGGAAGGTTTGAACTGGACAATGCTCACTTTCCCGGCAGGAATAGTTTGCTGGCTTGGTGCGGTGCAAGTGTAGGGGGCGTGCGAATTATCTTGGTCACACAGAAAGGGGAAATGACTGGCACTAAGGATAGGACAAACGCCTTTTTTAAGCAAATCAGCCATCACCTTTCTTATGTATTCGAGAGGGAAATAATTGTAGAGACCCCGTTTGCCAATATAGATAAGACCGAAATGGTGGAGTGGTATTTAAAATCTGGCGGGGAATTAGACTTATTATATAAGACCATAGGGTGCTACCGAGGAGCACAAAGACCATGTGGTAATTGCTCGGCTTGCCTGCGCAGATACGTTGCTTTTATGAATAACGGTCTCGACCCGCAATTTCAACTATCACAGGAGATAAAAATCATCTACCGAAAGAAGTTACACACTTATCCAATATATAGACAAAAAAGGATGCTACGATGGCTGACCTGAAATTGTTAAATGTGGGATGCGGAAATGATCTAAGAGAGGGATATTTAAATGTAGATATCTTGCCACCGCCTTTGCTTACAGGAAACATGATGTACAAAAGGGCAGACGGCGTTAATTTATTTGAAGCGGTTGGGGGTGGGTGGGATGGCATATTGTCTATTTATATGGTAGAGCATGTGCCAGTCCGTCATCTTTACACCATGTTTTATAATTGGAACAAGTGTCTAAAAATGAACGGAACTGTGCGCATTGTTGTGCCCAGTCTTGTTGCTATGATTGACCTTTACCAAGATTCCAGCCCGTTAGACCTATCTGTTTTCAGGCGGTTAATTTACGAGGGTATGGGCGGGCCAGAAGAAACAGGGGTAAGCCCTCACACTGCATTATGGACGGTTGAATGGTTGGAACATTTTATGACCGCAGAAGGGTTTAACCTAACCCAGTATAAAGACAAAGTCGGAAGCCACTGCCTTGGGCTTGTGGCTGAATTTGTTAAGGTTACTGATTCCAATACTACCGAGGACGAAAATATATGGGTCTGGTAAAAGCAGAAATACTATGGACAAGAAAGTGTCCGCTGTCTTGCTCGTATTGTGCCATGCCAAACGACACGGAACGAGCACCTGTCGCAAGCATGATTGCAGGATTATCCAACCTTAAAGAATTGGGAGTTGGTTTTATAGCCATATATGGGGCTTCTCCGCTTTACGACTTTGAGGGGTTGCCAGAATATATCAAGGCTGCTGAAGACATGGATATATTAACTACCGTTATTACAGACGGGGTTCAAGCAGGGCATCGTGGATTACTTGAAGAACTTTATGATAGCGGATTGCGGTCACTTACCATGTCTTACGACTTTGTTCCTTACGATAATGCTTCACGAATCAAAACAGGCAGGGCTTTTGCTCTTGTGGATTGGTGGCTGGGGTTGCCTGATATCAGAGATGTCGAAATTGTAGCAACCGTAACGAGCGAAAATTACGACACGATTATAAATGCTCTTCCCCAAATTTTTATGAATTATCCAAAGTTGTATTTTAGTTTTGATTTTGTCCATTTTGACCGCATGAACCCCGGAACAAAATGCAAGGGGCAGGCAAACGACTTGGCTCTAACCAACCAGATGGTAGCCGATTTTTGTAATGCCATGTTGGAATTCAAAATAGTAAAGGATTTTAACATTCATGCTTCTCTGGACGTGCTAAGAAAATTTGCTGACAACCCAACCATAGTGACCGAGTATTCTTGGTCATGTGCCACCGACAATTTTCCAAGTTGGGTGACCATTGACGCCGATGGAACGGTGTTGCCCTGTGATGATTTTCATGTAGACCGCTCTCTTAAAGTATGGGATATTGACGAACTAAAATGGACATTGTGGAAGCACAGAAACAAAAAAGACGTAGAAGATTTTTGCAACGGGTGTGCTTGGAACACTCATATTGATGCCGACCTTATCAAAGGCGGTCAAGTCTCTTTTTTGGGATACGTTCACAAGGAATAAAATGTGCGGAATTTACGGAGGTTTTGCCTTTAACAATAGGGGCATGATTATTATTAAATCTTTCAAAAGCAGGTTGGAAGAAACAGCCCGATTGCGGGGCAGGGATGGTCATGGCAGGTTCGAGTTCAAGAACGGATATATAGGGGTGTCGAGAGCACAACCCTTGCCGGAAGGCGAGGAAATTCCCCTGCCGCTAAAACACGATGGGCTGGTAATGGTTTTCAATGGAACAATATCAAACGACAAGGAATTAGCGGAAAGGCACGGGTTTGATAGGGAGTCCGTAGATACTTGGACGGCTATTCGGTTGTGGAGCAAAAAAGGGTTGGATGCGTGTGAGGAGTTCGTTGGTGGTTACGCTTTTGGGGTATACGATGAAGTGACCGAAACGCTTACAGTGGCAAAGAATTTTAAGACACTGTGGTATGTGCTAACTGATGACTGCTTTTTGTTTGCCAGCGAAAAGGAATTTTTAGAAACAGACGATAGCAAATTCGGGCGATATGTACCAAGTCGTTTCCCACAGAATACCGGATTGGTGGTAAATGAGACCTCCCATCGGGAACGGTCTCTGTCTAGAAAATATTGGTCTCATACACCAGATTTAGACAATAACAAGGCAGTCATCGTAACCAGTGGGGGAATAGATTCTATCACCTCCGCTTATATAGCCAAGTTTGTTCACAAAAAAGAAATTGCGCTGATAAACTTCGATTATGGACAGTTAGCCAGCGAGCGTGAATGGGAAGCCGTTAAATATGCAGGGGAGTCAATAGGATGCCCCTGCTTGCAGGTAGACTTATCGCTCCTAGGTGCTTGGGGAGCAAGCCCGCTAACAGACCCGACCATAGAATTGCCGTTGGGAATGAAGTCGGCAGAAAGCACATTATGTTGGACGCCAGCGAGGAACATGCTGATGATAGCTTATGCCAGCGCATACGCCGAAGCTCATGGGATAAAATACATTTATTTTGGAAATAACATGGAGGAAGAAGCAACAGGATATTCCGACAACGATTTAGAATTTATCTACCTGTATAACCAGCTTCTGGACTACGGCACACTCAAAGGAATAAAAATAAAGCGGGCATTGGGTAGGCTTATGAAGCCGGAAATTTTACAGGTAGGGGCATACTTGGGGGTGGACTACGACAGGACGTGGTCGTGTGATTTAGGCGGAGAAAAACCGTGTGGGGTATGCGGATGTTGTACTACCCGCCAATATGCTTTTAAACGGGCTAATTTGCCCGATGGTCAGACTTACGAAAACCCCCTGCAAGATATTTATCCTTGGGAGGGGCATAAGGAATATGACGTGGAGGAATTACTTGACAGATTACACGATTGAATTAGACGGGGATTTCAAGTTTATTGTTCTCACCTTAACAAGGCGTTGCCCGTTGCGGTGTTCTTATTGCAATTATGCCAGAAACGATATGCCGGAAATGCCGTTGGAGTTTTGGATAAGCGTGCTTGATAAATTTCCAAATGCAGAATATGTGCTTTTTGGTGGTGACCCTGTTGAGTATAAACATTTTTGGGATTTGTTGGAAATAATGAATAAAAGAGAGACGGGATATACTGTATCGACAACGGGCATAAATTTACAAGATGAGGATTTTGACAAAATGGTTTCTGTAAGTGTATCGCTGGATACGCTGGATACAAAAATCACGAAGCCGGAGCACAGGAAAAGCATACGGGGCTGGGAGGTGGTATTGCTCAGAAAAGAAAATCCAAAGGGTGTAGATTTTGCGGGTATTACCATGACCAAGGACAACATAAACGAGATGCCTTTTTTGGCGGAGAGTTTGCGAGACACGACCTTCTTAGGGTGTTTCAATGTGGTTCAAACCAAGACGGAATTAGGCAAAGACACCGACTTAAAACCAACCCGTAAGCAGTTGGAAAAGTTTGTTGAATTTGTTAAGGAAACCTATCATTGGGGAGTGTACGCAGACCCGTTAGAGTTCTACGAATTATTGCCTACCAAAGGGATTGCGCAGGACTGGTTTTGTAAGGGGGAAGTTCTTTTGACCGTAGACAGTGATGGCACGGTAGCCCCGTGCTATCAAGTAAAATCCAACGGGCACACGATGGCAGACTACAAGCACGCCCAGAAATGCGAGGGGTGCTTTTTAAATTGTTTTTGGGTGTGGACAGAAATGCCTCAATTTTGTATATGTCAGCAAGGAGAAAAAAATGTTTGAAATAAAAAAGACTTTCCGGTTCGAGGCGGCTCATCGGTTGCGGAATCTGGAAGCCGGACACAAATGTGCCCGTATGCACGGACATAACTACGAGGTTACCCTGACTCTGGCAGTGGATTCAGTGCGTGAATTAGAGAATGGTTTTGTTTATGACTACGGTAAGTTAAAGCCGTTTGGCGATAAAATAAAAGCATGGTACGACCATCGGGTTTTGAACGAGGTAAAGCCCTTTGATATATACCAACCGAGTGCTGAATTTATGGCGTATGCCTTTTACAATATTGCCGTCAATTTGTGTTTCATTCCTAATGTTGTGGCGGTTGGCGTTAGTGAGACCCCCGACACCTATGCGGAGTACCGACCATGAGCGAATATCAAGTTATTGATATGTTTAATAGCATTCAGGGCGAAGGTACTTACCAGACAGGGCTTTGGTGTACCTTCATCCGGTTGGCTGGCTGTGATATTGGTTGCGAATGGTGTGACACGAAAGAAAGTTGGAGCAAAGCCAATGGTATAAAGATGACCGCCAAGGAAATTGCCGAAAAGGTTACCGCAAAGGCAGTTGTTATTACGGGTGGCGAACCGACATTATGGGATTTAGACCCGTTATTAAAAGAGCTGTCGAACTTCAACTATTATGTTATGCTGGAAACAAGCGGGTATCACGCTTTGCGAGGCGAAAGGACACCGCAATGGATTACGGTTAGCCCCAAGTTCGCAGTTGACTATCAAATAAACGCACAATGGTATGATTTAGTTGCAGAGTGGAAATGGGTCGTGGATGAAAATTTTGACCTTAAAAGGGCTGTTGCATACGAGGACAAGAGTCGCATTATATCCCTTGTCAGTTTAATGCCAGAGGGAAGCCCGCCCAAGCCGGAGAACATAAATCTTGCCCTCGAAATACTGGAAAGTGTGAATAAATTAAATTGGCATTACTCACCGAGAATTCAATATAGGATAGGTGTCAAATGAACGTAGATAAGACAAAAATCAAAGTAGCAACTGAAATGCTGTTAGAGGCTTTGGGGGAGGACTTATCCAGAGAAGGTTTGAAAGATACTCCCATGCGAGTAGCAAATGCGTGGGAGGAATTTTTACAGCCGGACGAAAAGCTTAATACCACCTTCCAAGAAATAAAAGTAAATTCCATGATAATGGTTCGTGGCATTACTGGCTGGTCTTTTTGCGAGCATCACATTATTCCATTTTCGTATGTGGCAACGGTGGGATATATTCCAAAGGAAAAGGTTCTTGGGTTGTCAAAAATTCCAAGGGTGGTTCGTCACGAAGGCAGACGGTTGAGAACCCAAGAAACCATGACAAGGGATATTATTGACCATCTTAAAAATTTGACAGAGACGGAAGATATAGCTGTCCGGTTAGAGGGCGTTCATTTGTGTATGGTAATGCGGGGAGTAAAGGCTCAGGGGGCGAGCATGGTTACTCAGGAATTATCCGGTGCTTTTATGGATGACGGGGTAGTAAGAAATGAATTTATGATGATGGCGGATTCTCATGGTTTACTATTGCAACCGTAGAACAAAGCAGTGTTCCAACTGCGGACACAGATATACCAAGAACGAATACGAATTATGGGAGTGTCCAGAATGCGGGCACGACCGTCATTGTAAATCTATCGTTTCCAACGAGGGTGATGCTTGTAAGTTTCATGGGGGTATGAGCCTGCGGGGTATTGAGCACCCTCGATTTATTCACGGTAGATATTCCCGTTATATTCCTTCCAACTTGGCAGAAAGCTACAAGAAATTTAGAACGGACGAGAACAGAGTCAGCGTAGAAGAAGAACTAGACCTTGCCCGCATGTTACTTGCCGACCAGATTGCCGGAATAGGGGATGGAGCAAGCGGAAAGAATTGGGTCAAGGCAAGAGAACTCTTTGAAAAAGCATTAAGATATAACCGACAGAACAGGTCGGAAGATTTTGTTAGGACGCTAACCGAGTTGGGTGAAGTGTTAGAAAAGGGCAGTAATGAAGTAGGAAGGGCTAAGGACGCTTTGGACATAATGGAGCAAGTTCGAAGATTGGTAAACACGGAACGACAAATAAAAGTAGACGAAGCCGAATACATTACCAGAGCTTATGCCTTATTCATGTTCGGCAAAATATTGGATGCTATAGAGCGCAATGTCTTGCCTTTACAGGGTGGCAAAAATGCAGTCGCAAAACTCGCAGATACCGTTGGAGAAGTGGTTGGGACAATGGGTTCAAAGTCGTTTAGACCAGATTAGCGGTAGGGAATCTGGTATAGAAAACGTAGCCCTTCCCATTCCGAAAACCGAAGAAGAATTATACAATTTTGTTCGGGATATCGTTGGAATTACTATTCCCCGTCACCAAGTTTGCCCTCATCACAGCACGCCTTGGGATGCCTTTAAAGATGCTTATTTTGCTAAAGACCCCGTAGCCATTTGGAAAGCGTCTCGTGCGTTTGGTGGTAAGTCTGTTCTTTTATCTGCTCTTACCTATACCGAAGCAATTACACTCGGCGCTAGCGTTAATCTGCTCGGGGGGTCTGGTGAGCAAGCAATACGTGTTCACAACTATATCAGGGGCGAGAGCGACAACTTGCCCGAAACATTATGGGAGCACCCAAGGGCCCCAAAATACCTGCTAGCAACAGACCCTTCCGGTAAACGCACCACCTTAACAAATGGCGGCAGAATTACCGTTCTTATGGCTTCCCAAAAATCGGTGCGAGGTCCGCACCCACAACGGTTGAGAGTAGATGAGGCGGACGAAGCCGATATTGCTATTATTGATAGTGCCTTAGGACAACCTTTGCCCTCCAGAGGAATTTTAGACAATACGGTGCTTAGTTCCACCCACCAATATCCAGACGGCACATTGACCGAGCTATTGGACAGGGCGGAAGAAAAAGGTTGGCCGATTTATGAATGGTGTTGGCGGGAGACTAGCAATCCGCATTCGGGTTGGCTGTCTCCCCAAGCCATAGAACGGAAACGCATGACGGTTACCGCCTACGACTGGAATGTGGAATATGACCTACAAAGTCCCAAATCAGAAGAACTTGCCATTTTCCCAGAGACAATCGAGATGGTATTTCGAGATGAGTTGGGAATATGGGAAGGGAACAATAACGAAATTATTGTGGTGGAAGAGCCGCAGGTTGGCGGGTTTTACGCCATAGGTATTGACTGGGCAAGGAAAAGTGATTATACAATCATATTAGTTCTGAGATACGATTGCTTTCCTGCAAGGCTGGTCTATTTCAGAAGATTGGGTCGTCAGCCTTGGCCTGCCATGATTGCCAAAGCTAAATCTGTAAAAAAGATGTATGACGAATGGGGGAAGTCGGTAAAGTGGATGCACGATGAAACGGGCTTGGGTGATGTGGTCGCGGGGTATATGCCGCACGACATTCAAGGATTTATAATGACTGGCGGACAAAAGACAAATGAGTTATTATCAGATTATGTTGTAGGATTAGAGCAGAACATGATTCATTTCCCTAACATCAAGTATATGAAAACGGAACACAAACGAGCTTCCGTTGCCGATGTATACAAGGGGTACGGCACAGGACATCTGCCGGACACAATCCAAGCGGGAGCTTTCGCGTTCAGGCTTACCGGATTGGGAAAGAAACTTAAAAAGATAGGAAGTTGGAGACCATCATGAGTATACTCGAAAATTATAGCAGAGAGACTATTGCTCTCGCAGTACAAATATCGCAGTCCTACCTTTCTCGGTTTGCACAGGCGCAGACGGCTTTTAGTCTGGACAGGGATTATTATAAGGTTCTTGGATATCCCGAAACGATTAATATTGATGATTACATTATCCGGTATAAACGCCAAGACATTGCCAGCCGTATTGTAGACTTGCCTGCGCAGGACACTTGGAAGAAACCCCCTATGGTGTCCGAGGATGGAAAGAGAGACACCCAATTTTGCCAGGATTGGCAAGCCCTGCTCAATAAGAAAAACTTGGCTATTTGGAATAAGCTTTCCAGAGCTGACAGGCTGAGCGGAATAGGTAAGTTCGGGGTACTGGTGTTGGGATTCAAAGACGGCGGGCTATTATCCGATGAAGTAAACACTGACCGATTGAAGGCACTTGGAACTGATGGGCTTATTTATTTACGCCCGTTGTCGGAAGCCAGTGTTGAAGTTGCAGCCAAAGATGAAGATGTGCAGAGCGAAAGATTTGGACAGCCAACTTTATATAAAGTGAATTTGGATAGCAAGACCAAAAATACTAAAATTCACTGGACAAGAATTTTACACCTTGCAGATGGCAAGCTGGACAGTGAAGTCTACGGAACACCCCGATTAGAGAAAGTATATAACAGGCTTGACGACCTAACGAAACTAATAGGCGGCGGGTCGGAAGCGTCTTGGCTGAACATGCGCCAAGGCACATTGATGACACCGAAAGAGGGATACGATGGCGCATCAATGGACAGGGATAAATTGGCGACTGAAATTCAGGAATATGCACATGACCCCTTAAGGATGCTCTTTTTAGAAGGTGTCGAAACGCAGGAAATTGGGCGAGACAAGGTAATGAATGTCTCTCCCATTTTCAATGTGGCTATTGCTCTTATTTCAGCGGCCAGTGGTATTCCCCAAAGAATACTTATTGGCTCCGCACAGGGCGAGTTAGCAAGTGCTTCCGAGGATATGAGACAATGGGCTGGCGAAGTTGCCTACCGCCAGAAGAATTACGCCGAGCCTGAAATCCTGCGCACATTTATTGACCGCTTGGTTCAATACGGAGTATTATCTCCGCACGGCGAAAGCGGGTATCATATTGGCAAATTCAACCCCGAGAATGAGGAATGGGAATGGCCGCCTCTAGTCCAGATGACCGAGAAAGAGAAAGCGGAAATCATGGACTTCAAGGCAAGGGCTTTGAAAAACCTTGCAGACCCCAGCATGAAATATCCGGCGGAGCAATCCGAAGTCAGGGAATGGCTTGGGTTGTCCAAGGATGTGGTAGTGGAATTTGACGATAGCGAGGACGAAATATTGAGACAAATGAACGACATGAAGAAGAAATTCATGCGTGGGGAAATGTCTGGCGAGCAGGTATTAAATTACACGATGAGCCACTGGTTAAATGTTCGTGATTTAGTTGCTGGCAACGGGAAAGAAAAATGAGTATTGCTTCCTATCGGCTGGGAATAAGAACAGCAGTTCGCGGGCTTTGGAAAGGATGGATGGAATATGACCAAGCCTATGAACAGATGTATTTGACAATAGATATGGGTCTGCGGAACGCATGGTACGAGGGAATGCGTGAGGCCGGACTAGTGCCAGCGGATATGACCACCAAGGAAGAAATAGCCTTGAAGCGAGAGGTTGTAAAAAATCAGGGATATATTGACGGATTTCTTTCGGCGTGTGAAGAATACAGCCAAGCGAATGGGTATAAATTATCCCCATTATTTGCTAGGGCTGAAGTTTGGGTGAACAGGTATTTAGAGGTAAGGAATATCGCTCTGACAATGGCAATCAATGACCCAAAGTTAGAATGGGTTATGGGTGTAAGGATAGAGCATTGTATTGATTGTATAAGGTTAGACGGGAAGGTAAAGCGGGCATCGGTATGGGAAGCGAATGATGTTAGACCACAACACCCCGATTTAGAATGTGGGGGTTGGAAATGCGGTTGCGAATTCATGCCTACCGACAAGCCATGCACGCCGGGCACAATTCACACGCTTACGGGAAGGAAGGTTCTTGTATGACAGAGATAACTCAAGCTCAAAAAGACATGATGCGTTTTATGCAAGTTCAAGCGGAGAACGAAGAACGGAAACGGGCTATGCTGTTGTCATGGGTAGATGAGATTGAAAGACTCATGGGCTACGGCGAAGATGGCAAGCCACCCCGAACTTCACAGATAAGAAGGTATTGGAGAGAGAATGGCGAGCCAGTTATCAAGGATTGAACTTCCTAGAATAAAAGGACAGGGATTTAGAATAAACTGGCATGGATGGTGCACAAATTGTGGTGGGTTCATGTTTCAGGAAGATACAGTTGTAATTTTTGAAGGTTCTAAAGCGGTTATTACCGATATCTTATTTGGCACTCGGTATGGTTTTTTTAAAGATATTTACAGATTGACCGAAGATTTGAAATGCGCTTTTTGTGGTAATGAGGTTTCCACTATCATAGGCAAGCGGGGGTACTTCCCAGCCCTCAAATACCCAATAGATTTTACTTTGAGTTAGGAGGTACTAATGAGCAGTGACCAGTTATTTGGATTGTCGATTGTAAGGGGGGAAGTGCCGGGCATATCTTCTGTCAATAAGTTTGGTCTTAACACCAACATTGGCACTAGCGGCCTTGAAGATATTTGGGATGCGGGAGGAACTTATGTTTTTCCCGCTTGGGGCAATGCCGACATTGTAAAAATAAGGTCGAGCGTGGACACAGATGTTGAGCAGATTGAAATTCATGGATTAAATGTAAAAGGCACGGCTGTTATTTGTCGTCCGACCTTGCAAGGCACGGCTTTGGTTACATTGGGCACGGCTTTGTGGCGTTGCAACCTAATGACAAATATTGGAACCGCTAATATAGCCGGGAATGTTCAACTTGTTTCTGCTGGCGGTGGAACTGCTTACGCTCAAATAACCGCAGGGCATAATCATTCCTTGTCGGCTATTTACACGATTCCTGCAGGAAAGAAAGGGTATCTTACGAACTTTGAAGCCAGCCTTGACGGGCTTACCTTAGACTATACCGTTTCGGGAAGGTTACAGGCACGCTCATTCGGGGGAGTTTTTAAGACCATGCACACTTTTTCCGTAGATGCGGTAGGTGGACAGGAAATTCGCAAGTATTGGAATAGACCGGATGAGTTTGACGCAAAAACAGACATTAAAGTTATGGCAGCCAGTTCATCCGATGATGGGGAACTACATGCCACATTTGATTTAATTTTAGTAGACAACTAATATAGGGAGAGTGCGACTATGGCACGAGTAATCCTAGTAATAGGTGTTGGTGCTAGTGGAACATCAGCCACAGCAGGCATCATTCACAAGCTGGGTATTCCTATGGGGAAGAAAAAGTTTTTAGGAAAGCACCCCGCAGGATTTGATTTATACGAAGATACCCGTTTCTACGGGCGTTTTCATTCTCAACCGAGTTTTGCAATACCCTACTCTTTACACAGACAAGAGCCTATTTTTGGTATAAAGAATACGGTTATGGGGCTTCACTTGGCAGACAAGGTTATACCCACGATATTAAACTATCATGATGAACCACGTATTGTCTTATGTCACAGACAGGCTCTTGGCTCTATGAAGGCTAGAGCGGAAGGCAGATGTCCGCCCGGCAAAAAGTTTTCAAAGGCAGAAGCTATTCAATGGTGGCTTGAAGCCCAGCGAAAACTTATTGAGCAAATACAAAAAATAGACTTTCCAATACTTCATTTGCAGTTCGAAGACCTGTTGGAAAATCCTTTATTACGTACCAAGGATTTAGTTGAATTTTGTTTTTGGGGTATGGATAAGCCCGATGATGAAATCGTTGTGAAAGCGTCTCAGCACATAAGGCAGAAATGAATAAGAAAGGTATCAAGGAAGAAATAAACGCAATAGTAAGAAAGGATATTGCAAAGGGAACTGGCAAAGTTCCTTTTGGCTGGAACGGAAAAAGGGTTGCCAGAGTTGCGGATATTGCATGTCGAGAACACACAGGAGACATTGTTGAAATTGGGGCTTATAAAGGAAGGACAACCGCCGAATTACTGAAAGTGGCTAATAGGTATGACCGCAATGTAATCGTGATAGACCCTTGGAAAAAGGGAACACAAAATTGCGTAGGCGGGGAATACGAAGAGTTTCTGCACAACACAAGACACTGGCACAATAGGCTTATCGTTCACCGAATGAGGTCTGATGACCCACAGCTTAAAAACTGGATACCCGCCATGCGTTTAGCCTTTGCTTTTGTGGACGGGCTTCACACTTTTGAAATGTGCTACCATGACATTATGCTGGTAGGACAAGCGGGGATAATCTGTGTCGATGATATTAATCGCAAGAAATGGAAGTTGCTGGACGCTCTTGCTAAAGCCGCAATAAATTTAGACCGTTGCGAGGTGACTAATCTTGCCGTAAACGCAAGGGAAGGCTACATACTCTAGTAATTGAGGAAGGGATATATTTTATGATTACTCTAGAACAGGTTACAGACAATGTTTCTTATGCTGTTCGGAAGAATAAGCCATTTTCGTTAATTCGGATTGGAGATGGAGAGGGGCGCATTCTTATGTTTCCTGATGACATTTCAAGGCACATGCTAAACCGCCATTTGAGGTTTTGGTTTGGGCGTGTAGACTTCTTGAAATCCGACCTATTGGAAATGCGGGAAAGGCTGTTATTGGCTATTCAGGGTGCGGATATTATCGGGTATTCCCCCAAGCCCAAAAATGAATTTTGGCAGTATGCGACAGCCTATTGCGAAACCTTTGTCCGGTCTCGGTCATGGATAAAGGCAACGACAATTAATGTGCACATTAATTTATGGAAGGCAGGGCTATTTGACGGTCTACTGGAACATGCCAAGAAAGTATGCCTTATTACTTGTCGGAAGGAAGTAGCCGAACCATTTTTCAATAGGTTTGACCCTGACAGCAAATGGGAAGAAAGAACCTTGTGGGAAATCCCTGAAGAATATCACACGAGCGAGAAAGAAAACGACCATCCAGAACAGTTTGCGGATTATATAAAACAAATTGAAGCCAACGGGGCTGGTTGGCTATATCTGGTCGGGGCTGGAATATTGGGTAAGTCCTACTGCCACCAAGCTAAAATGTCCGGCTCGGTTGCCGTTGATATTGGCTCATTATTTGACGCTTGGGCTGGTGTAAAAAGCCGTTCCTTCATGGAAGACTTTTCCGAATACGCTTTGTGACAAATCTTGCAAAGAAAAATAATATGTGCTATAAACTCAATAAGCATTCTAGTCCCAATTCAAGGACAATTGAAACAGCCAAGCGAAATTGACGCTAGACTCTGCCTTGCGGGTAGGGATTAGCGTTTTTTTGAGAGGTGAACTATGTCTTATATAACATTCGTTCCTAATATTTTGGAGAGTGCGCTAAGAAAGAAAGTTAAAGGCAGGGAATATGTTGTCGCACCAGTAGTTTTGCAGACCGAGGGGGTTTATAAAAACGAGTTCGTTCCTTTTGAAGAATTGAATAACAATCCTGAAAGCTGGAATGGCAGACCAGTTGTAATCGGTCATCCGATGAACGATGCGGGTATGCCCGTTTCCGCAAACGACCCCGACATATTGGCTAATTACCAGATTGGACATTTATATAATGTTCGAGCTGAGAACAATAAACTGCGGGGCGAGGTGTGGGTAGATGTAAGCATGGCAGAGGGAATCGAAAGGGGGAAAGATGTAATTACCATGCTGGAAGAAAATATCGGTATGATGGAAGTATCTACCGCTTATTTTAGGGCTATGGAATTTAAGCCCGGAGTGTACGATGGAGAATACTACGAAGGTATCTCCCGAGACATAAAGCCCGACCATTTGGCGATTTTGCTTGATGCTGTCGGGGAATGTTCTATCAAGGACGGGTGCGGTTTCCCGAGAGCCAATAGCAAAAAGGAGGTAGAGCCTATGGAAAAAACCGAGCTTGACGAGGGTATATCCCTTTTCAGGCGTGGATTAGTAATGCTTAGTAAAGCCTTTAATTCAAAAGGAGTAAGTAAAATGGATGAAAAAATTAAGGCTATCAGAGACAGCGGCTTAGTCGCTTTTTCCGAAGAGGAACTGCAAGGTTTCTGCGAGGATAAAATTGACAGCCTTCTGGCACTGGTTGAAAAAGCCAAGAAGCCAGCCCCTGAACCAGACCCCGCAACCAACGAGGATGAAGAGGACACCGAGCCGATTGTCGATGATGACGCTGAACCTGTTTCCTTTAAAGAACAGTTGGATGCCGAGTTTGCCGACTTTGGCGGTTTGGAAGGAGTCAAGAAGGTGCTGTCCGGTATCAAGGCAAACGAAGCTGAAAAGCGAGACCGTTTGCTTAATAGGTTGCTTGCCAATGAGCTTTGCCCGTTGGATGAAGCCACTCTGAAGAGTTTGCCCGTAGAAGCTCTTGAATCCCTTGACAAGTCATTCGTGCCCGGCGATTACTCTGCTCAAGGCGGCAATGGTTCTTTACAGGCTCAGAAGAATGATGATTACGAGCCTTATGAAGCCCCCAAAATCTTCGAAGAAGAAAAGGAGTAAATAGACTATGGTGTCTTCAACCCCCAAAATTATCGTATTGGAAGCTCACAATGGCGCAATCCGGCGTGAAGAAATTTGCGCTGACGAGGTAGTGCCGGGTCAGCTGTTAGAGTACACTTCTGCCGGAAAGGTGGACAAGCACTCCGAAGCAGACGGCCCCGCTATTCCTCTCTTTGCCGTTGAAAGCCCAACCCCTAACACAAATACCTATCCCACGACTGACAGCATTGACATTCCTTACACTGCCAACGATTCAATTTATATGGTGCAGGGTAAGCCGGGTGATGTCATTTATGCTTGGTTAGCCGATGGCGCAAATGTGAAAAAGGGTCGCAATTTCCTTGGCTCAAACGGAACAGGTCATCTGGCCGACCTTGGAACTGGCAATGTAGCAATCGGTACAGCCAACCCCGTTGCCATTGCGTGGGAAACATTGAACAATAGTGCTGGCGGTACTGCCGTCCGGTGCAAGGTTCTGATTATCTAAAGGAGTATAAAAAATGGAAAAACTATTTTTAGATGTTGCTCAGAACCCCGCTGAACTCACTGATTTTGTGACCAATACTTGGCGACCTGAAGCCTTTGACAAGAAAACTGGCAAGCCAGTAGTCAACGGCATTCTAAAAGCCAATGCCATGATTGGTCGAGACCAGTGGGAGAACATTGACCAAGCTGTCGTAAAGATGGCTCGCATTCGTATGAATGCTTGGGCTGATGTTGAGTCAAGGGGTCTCGTATCGGGAACGTCACTCGCCGAGTGGCTTTCTAGCTGGAACGTCAGTTCCGAAATGACAACCGCCGAAGTGAATATGGACTTCGAGACCCAGACTGGTGAAGACCGGACTGACCGCAAGCGGTACAGTGTGCCAATCCCCATTATCTCCAAGACCTTTTCCTACGGGCGAAGGGAAATCATAACCGCCGAAAGGTTTGGGGCCGATTTGGAGACCAATGAAGCGGAGGAAGCAACTGCCGCAGTTGTGGACATGCTGGAAACCATCTTGATTGATGGATATACCAGTGTGAAACTTGAAGGCAACTCAATCCCCGGATATCGAACCTTGACCGCAAGGACAACTGGCTCGGCGACTGGTGACTTTGGCACTTTGTCAAATATCCATCCAACCTTCTTAGCCATGATTAAGGCGGCTGGAAGCAACCGCTATCATGGGCCTTTTGACTTCTACCTGCATACCGACCAGTACACCGAGATGCTGGAAATTTATTCTGACGGCACTGGCGACAGCGCCCTCGATAGAGTTCTCCGCATCCCGAAAGTCAATAGTGTGAAAATCAACGACAAATGCACCGCTGGCGAATTGATTGGTGTTCAGCTTGAAAGCAATGTCGTAGATATTCGTCAGGCTATGGCTCTCGAAGTGCGGCGTTGGGAGAACAGGGATGGAAGTCGAGCATGGTTCAAAGTTATGGTCGCAGCCGCTCCGAGGCTGAAAACGGATTACAACGGCAAGTCCGGGATAATCCACTATACAGGTGCATAAACTCAAATAGGAGAATGCCATGAAATACAGGGTAAGAATTAAGCCCGGACTACATCACGCTGAATTCGTGGGTGGTCAAGAAATCGAAGTCACCGAGCAGGAATTATCTGCATTTGGTGACAAGTTCATCCTCTTGGGAGAAGTTGTATCAGAACCCGAACCCCCTAGAACGGAAGGGGAGGTGGTCAAAGAGATTGACGAAGATGATTTGCTAGAAACAGATATGGAGAACATTCACATTGAGGATTCGGCAGAACCCGAATCTAAATTTGACTGGTCGAACTTAGACATATCTAGTTCCGCACTCAAATTCGTTAAGGAAAACGGTCTTGAAGTTGAGGCGTTTATGCTGTCCGGTAAGGGTTCGGGTCTTGACGGACGTATTCTCGTAAAGGATGTTAAAGGGTTGGTCTAGCCAATGGCTAATTTACATGCTAACGCCCTGAATACCAACTCGGATATCACCGAGATTTATTCAACCGACCAAGGCTCGGCGGTAATTACCAGCGCCATTAACATGGCATACTTCCGAGCCACAATCCCCCTGTCCGGCGAATTGGGCGATTGCGGAGGAGCGGATGCTCTTAAAGAAATCGAAAGATTAGTAGCTATTCATGTACTTACTCTCAATGAACCCGAGACAAAACGGGAAACCGTTGGGGATGCAGTTTCTGTCACCTTTAGAGGGGATGATGGCATGGGTCTATTGTCCTCTCGTTGGGGGCAGATGGCGGTTGATATGGATTGCTCTGGCAGGCTGGCAACAGCCGGTAAAGCTAGGGTGGATATCGAGGTGTTTTCACAGGATGACTTCTAAACGGTGGCTGAGAAAACGGCTATATCATACTTGCACGATTGAGAGAGACAACGGTACTGCTCAATCCAATACCGGAATGGTCGGTACAGCTTGGACTAATGTTGGCTCTGGAATCGTTTGCAGGTATTACGAGCATAACGAATTTATGCCCGATGAGGATTTGGGTCGTATAACAGTAAAGACCCGACATCTTATTCTTGATGAAGCTCAGGACATAGCAGTTAACGATAGGGTAAACAACCTTGCTGACGAGAATGGCACAGCCATTGTAACGGGTAACTTCCGTGTAGAGCGTCTTGTAACTCCCCGAGATATTTACGCTAAGAAGTATTACCGTATAGCCCTCTTAGAGAAGGTGGAGACCAACTAATGTCATTCAAGGTCAAGGCGATTGGATTTGGAGACCTAAATAAGAATCTGCGTAAGATTGTTGTCTCGGTAAACTCCGAGCAGTCTGGTATAGCCGAAGCCATTGCGCAAGCGGTGGGGGAAACTATCATACCCGTTGCTAGAAGTAACGTATATGACCGTTTCGACACCAGCGGGAGATTGGCGGACGCCATTCAGGTAAGAAAGGTGAATCAGTGGCAAGTTAATATAGGTGTTTTTGCCCCGCATGGTGCTGTCCATGAGTTTGGCGGCACATTCGAGGTTACAGATAAGCAACGAGCTTTCTTCTGGCACATGTTTCGCAAAGAAGGTGACGAGAAGTGGAAGGCGTTGGCTTTATCAAAGACCTATACTATTCCGGCAAGACCTTACCTTATGCCAGCCATTGACCAAGAAATAGGAAACGCTATGTCTGTGACGGCTGACAACCTGTATAAATACTGGTTAGGGGCGGTTGGGAAAATTCCTGCTATACCTGTATCAGCCATAAGCACTAAGGTGATAAATCCAAAGGGCGGTTTCTGTGGCGGCAGGAAGATGGGAGATGGTTGCTAATGAGTTTGGGTTCTTCAATCTTTGCTAGGGCGACTGTAAGCCATGCTGGTCTAAAAGCCATAATTGGCACTCGTTGCTATCCCAAGCAAGCCCCCAAGGACGTGAAGTTGCCTTACATGACCTATGAGGTAATAAGCTCCCCTCTAAATAACTACACTGACCATGACGGTTGCTCCCGATGGGTTTACAGGGTTCAACTGAATGGGTTTGGGAAAAACAGGGATGAAGCCAGCCAAGTAGGCGACCAGATGTTCGATGCCTTTCACGGTTGGAATAATGGAACTGCCGTTGGCTATTCCTTTGTTTACAACCGCTTTGAAGCAGACGAATTGCAACTCAACCTTCATCAGGAAATAGTAGCTATTGTAGTAGACCACATAATCTAGGAGAAAACATGACCCGAAAAACAGAAGCTCAATTACTCGCGGCATGGCATGAGCAAGACCCCTATGATAATTTTGTAGACATGCTGGACTCAATCCCTCGGATTGCGGATGAAGGCACGGGCTACGCTTTATGGGTCAGCAAGTCCGGCAACAATACTTCCGGTCTAGGCTCACGCACAATGCCTTATCTAACCATAACTAAAGCCCTTTCCGAAGTGAGTGCCGACAAAAAACTGGTTGTCGTTGAGCAAGGCACTTATAAGGAAGCAGTAACATGGCCTACCCGAAGCGGTGTCGTTGTGGTTGGTCTTGGTCGAGTTATCATTGATGACCCGTCAAGCGGCGGCACAGCAACCTTAAAAGTTGCGCCCGGCGACCCCGGCGGTGCATGGACGGGATATTGCGAAAATATCATCCTTGACCATAACGGCACTGGACTACACATCAGCAACACTGGTGGCACTTCCACGCTCGCTTTCAAGATGGAGGATTGTGAATTTATTGCCACTGGCGGTAATTCAATCCAGACCACGAACAACGGTTCGGCGGCCATTAATTTAGAGGTGTCAGGCGAGATGCACGACATCGGCGGCCCCGTAACCCTGAAAGGAACATTGGTCGCAGCCGATTCGGTTATCTTCAATCAGATGAAGCTAACGGGTGGCTTGGTGTCCGTTAACACTGATGCAGGGATTGAGATTACCTTTAACCATTGTGAAGTCAAGCATGAAGGCGTTTCAGGTGGTCACTCTGGACAGAAAATTAACGCTGTTTTCTGCACCAGCAGGACAGGGGAAACCATTGCTCTGCTCGACACCAATGACCTTGCCGGAAGTCATACCGAGAATATAATCGGTTCGTAACCCTAGCATAATGACCTAGCCTTGGAGGGTCAAATGAGAATACTTTTTTGGACAAATGCGCCGTTCACTCACACGGGATACGGCAATCAGGTCAAGCAAATTCTGCCTAGAATGCAGAAACTTGGTCACACTGTTGGAGTCGTGGCTAATTTTGGCTTGGCAGGCAACAGTATAAATTGGCGGGGTATACCAATTTATCCCCTCAAAGAGCAAAGACAGAATAAAGACGTACTTGGTCATTATGTCCGGCATTTTGATGCGGATATTGTCATAAGCCTTTATGATATTTGGAGTTTGCCCGCTAATACAAAAAACCTAATAGGCGTGCCTTGGATTGCTATGTGTCCGGTGGACGGCGTGCCTGTTTCTAAGCCTATGCTGGACAGGCTAAATCAAGTAGATTATGTGGTTTCGTATTCTAAATTTGCTTACGAAGAATTATTGAAAGCAGGCGTATCAAGCACCTATATTCCGCACGGCATAGATGATAGCATTTTCACTACTACCGACACGGACAAATCGTTACTGCGCAGAGCTATGGGGATGCCGGAAGATGTTTTCCTTATCACCACTGTTGGGGCAAATAAGGGCTTTCCCCCGAGAAAGAGCTGGCCGGAAATGTTCGCTGGCTACAAAAAATTCCTAGAGCAATATCCCGAAAGCTTGTGGTATTTGCACACGACTAAAAGACCGCTTGGTTCTGGCGGGGAAGGAATGTATATGGATGCGCTTGAAAAAGGCGTTTTGAGAAGCGGGCTACCGCCCTACAAGATTGCCTATCCTGACGACCAAGGCACAGCAGTAGGAGTGCCAGATGAAGCTATGGCTAAGGTTTATCAGGCGTCCGATGTAATGTTATTGGCGAGCAGGGGTGAAGGTTTTGGACTGCCTGTTCTTGAAGCCCAAGCGTGCGGATGCCCTGTTATTACTACTGATTGCTCTGCTATGTCGGAGTTAACCGTCAATGGGGTAAAGATACCGCCCCTTCAACCTCAATGGATTGCACAGCTTGGATATTATTGGCAGATACCCCCAATTTTGGGTATCGCTAATGCGCTGGAAGAAGTATTCAAGTGGACCGAAAAAACCCGAGAGGAAAACCAAGCAAAGGGTCTAGAATTCGCAAAGCAGTATGCGTATGATAAAGTCTTTGACGATTACTGGATTCCTTTCCTCGACCACGTGGAGGAAACATTATGGTAAAGAAGATTGGCTGGTTACAGCAACAACTTGATATAACTGGCGGGGCTGAAATGTCCACTGGTGCTTTGATAAAACACGCACCCGACTGGGCTGAAATTGTTTACTGTCCGCCCAACAAAAGACCCAATACCGAAGAACTGGATTGCTTTGTTATTCAAAATTCCACCAATTATAGCAGTTCGTGGATTGAAGAATTAAGCATGAAGCCCGTTATACGTCATGTTAGAGACCCTTGGCTTGCGGGTTCTGCACTGTTGAGAAGGTGGCTACTACAAAATTCAAAGCTGATGATTTTTTCAAGCCCAACTCAATATAAGCATTTGGGATATGAGGTCAAAGTGCCTTATAAGTTTATCCCCCCACCTGTTCCTCTTGATGATTTCAAGGCTCATTCAAAACCCGAAGAAGAAAGGCGGGGAACTGTATGTGTAGGTCGCTTTGATGTTTATAAGGGGGCTATGTATATCATTGATTGGGCTTTGGCTAGCAAAGAACCGCTAACAGTGGTCGGGAACAATAATTACATGAACTTTGGCAGATTGCCTTCCGGTATAAATTTTGTGGGCGAGGTGGGCTATAAGTTCATGCCTGAAATTTTGGGTAGTCATAAAAACTATATTGCTATGCCTATGTGGGTAGAAGCCTTTGGGCGTTCCGTAGTAGAAGCATGGGCGGCTGGATGCAATCTAATTCTCGGTGGTCGCATTGGCGCACAGTGGTGGATTGAAAACGAACCAGAGCGTCTAGGGTACATGAACCCGATAAAAGAGTTCTGGGAAGCGGTTGAAGAAGTCTTAGGGGGTAGTTAGGGATGGTTATAAAACGAAATAGGGCTATAGTTATACTTACAATACCCCGAAACGGTAGCTCCGCCCTAGGAGGCTCTTTGCAGGCAATGGGTTGTGACATGGGAAAAGGTTTTTTTCAACCCGCAGACGCAAGGAACAAGAAAGGCTATTTTGAGGACATGAGGTTCAGGAAAATAAGCAACGACCTAACTGGACACCGATACAGCCTTTATCCCGTCAGCCATATACCAACAGAGCACCAGAAGCTGATTTCCCAATTCCTTTTCAGGAACAAGGATAAGCCAGTATGGGGATTGAAAGATACCCGCATGGTTCTCTTATGGCATTTGCTGAAAAGGTCATTCGAGGAACTTTACGATGTGCGTCCTATTTTTATGGTCAGGTCGTGGAAAGATGTGGCTGACAGCCTCATGCGCCATTCTTATACTGCTTACGGCGGCAGGCTGCGAATGAGCATGGCCGAAGCGACACGCTTGGCTGGAACTTGGAACTCTTACCTCATGGGTTGCTACGACCTATATGAAGGCGAGAAGTTTATTATCACTCATTACGAATTAATGCATAACACCGAAGAAACCTTGCAGAAGGTTTACGACTACGCCTTTGAGGGTTTTAAAAAACACGGCAACGGTATCAAGCGAGCCGTTGAATTTATTGACCCAACCTTAACGAAGGGAGGTAGGGAATGAATATTGTAATGTGCACTCTGCAAAAATACAGGGAGCAAGCGGAAGCGTCTGCTCATCGTGCATTGGAGAATTGCGGGATTGATAATGTACGAGTTATAATAGCGGAGAACATGGAAGGGGAAGGATATGTAAAGGGAATGAATAAAGCTCTAAGTCAAGTTCCAGAGGGAGAATATTTTGTATGTCTAAATGATGACAGTTTTCCCGAAACTGATAATTGGCTTGATATAATGCTTGCAGAAATGGAAAAACGGGCTATGATGAAGGTATGGTTCGCTGGACCATCTGGCGGGTGTAGAACTCCACCCCAATCTAATGGCAGAATAGGGGATAAACGCCGTCCCAAGCTAGTAAAGCATGTTGCAGGGTTTTGTATGCTCTGTCACCCGAATGTACTTGAAAAGGTCGGGCTAATGGACAATACTTTTTTGCATTATGCAGGAGAGATTGATTGGCAGTGGCGGGCAACAAAACATCACGGGGCTAAAGCCTTGTGGATACCATCGGTTTTCGTACAGCACCAAGTTCATGAACCGCACCATGACTGGTGGCAACGAGACCATAGTCTATTAACGCAGAAGTGGAGGTAATACCATGACACGTCATCCAACTTTTGGTGCTACGCTTGGGGTAGATTGGCAGGGGGGAACGGCATACGTCACCATCGGTCAATGTCGGGATATTGGAGGGCCGAGTGTTTCGAGGAACGAAATCGAAGTGCCGGGCGACCATGACCAGCCCGACAACTATCTTATGTTTTTTGCAGGGTTGTCAAATGCGGGCGAATTGACTTTCCCCCTCAACCTTGACCCAAGCATGGACGCCCATGTAGGTTCGGAGGGAACAGGCTTGCTCGGCTCTTTTGAGAAGCAGTTCGATGGAACCGCTTTGCCAAGATGGCAGTATCAAAACGGAGCTATGCAGGGCGGCACTGCCACCTTCGTGTTTAGAGGTTATCCGACAGCCTTTGAAATAGACATGGGGGCGGTAGAAGGAAGTATGTCTGCCGAGGTCACTATAAAGATTAGCGGAAAACCAACCTTAACAGTCACATAATGAAAGTTCGGTATTAGAGCCGAAAGGAGTAATACATGAGCAACTATTTTACTCGTGATGAGTTACTAACCGCAGGATTGATTACCAAAGAGGTCAAGTACAAAGGAAAGATGCTTTTAGTTCAGGAAATGCCAGCAGAAGCAGTTAATGAGTTTTTCAGCGAGGGAGTCATTAACATCGAAGGCGAAGATAATGTCGAGGTGGATTCTTCTCGAATGAATTTCATCAAAATTGCTTCTGTGTGCCTCATTGACCATGAAACTAAAAAGCCGCTCTTTACCGAGACAGAGTTGGGAAAACTCCCGTTTGCGTTAGTACAACTGGTCGCATCTACGGCTATGGAAATCACGGATTGGGGTTCAGGCGAACTTGACATTGAAGAAGCAAAAAAAGACTGACCCCTTTCCGTAGATTCCTATTCAAGTTGGCTCTGGAATTAGGTGTACCCAATCCTGACTATATTGCTCAAATGCCATTTAGAGTATACAGGGATTGGCAAGCCTACTTTCTGCTAGAGCCTTTTGGCGTGGAAAGGGGAGAATTAGCCAGAGGGTATGCCTACGCCCAACTAGCCGGACTTTGGGGAAAGCCCAAAGGAAAGCAAGGTTGGTCTCCCGAAGATTTCATACCGCCTTGGGATGAGATAGTTGCCAAGAAGGACGGGGTTGTAGACCCCGACACGCAGTTCAAAAAAATATTGGTATTGACCCGTCTGTATGGCGGAGAGGTGATAGACAGGCGTGCCGAAAATAGGAAAGACGATACAGGTCGCGACCTTGCGAGCGACCTTAATAGGTGATACCAAAAATTTCACTCAAAGCATGTCGCAAGCCAGCGGCATAGGTTGCAAGTTTGCCACAGGTCTTAGGAACATTGGCAAGGCGGCAACATTTGGATATGCTATAGCCGGAGCGGCAGCCGTTGCTTACGGTGCTAAAGCAATCCAGAACGCTATATCTGTTGAGACCGCATGGACTGGTGTAACCAAGACGGTTGATGGACTTGGCGGTTCTCTTGCGGACATAACCCCCGAAGGCAAGAAAGTGTATGACCAGTTCAGGGCGTTGGCGAAAGTAACGCCACTGCCTATCGAAGACCTGATGGAGATAGGCGAACTCGCTGGTCAATTGGGCGTTGGTGCGTCTGAGGTTGTGGGCTTTACTGATATTATTGCCAAACTTGGTCTGACCACCAATTTGACCACCGATGAGGCGGCGAAACAGATTGCTCGGTTAAATGCTATCTATAAGGTGTTCGGCGAGGACATGGTATCGAATACCGAAAGCATAGGAAACGCCTTGGTGGCTTTGGGTAACAACTTTGCTACAACCGAAGGTGAAATAATGACCGCCACTCTCCGCATGGCTGGTATGGGGAGAACCGTAGGGTTGGCACAAGCAGACATTATGGGTCTTGCTACTGGTCTGTCCTCGCTCGGTATTCCGGCTGCTATGGGAACAACTGCTATCGGTAAAATGTTCCTTGAAATGCAGGGGTCTATTGTTGGTGCTAATACTCATTTGGGTTTATTCGCCCGAACCGCAGGAATGAGTACGAAGGAGTTCAAAGAATCCTTTGAAAAAAATGCTATGGGGTCAATGCTAAGTTTTATAAAAGGCATTGGCGAAGCCGGAAATAAAGGGGCTGTAATTCTCGAAAAGCTTAAGCTAGGCGGGTCTCGTATGGCGCAGACCTTCCTCACCCTTGCGCAGAACCCCGAACAACTGGAACGGGCGATAAAACTGGCTAACGATGAATTTGCTCGTGGTAATGCCCTGCAAGTAGAAGCCGAAAAACGTTATCAAACGACAGCGGCACAGTGGGGAATGCTGAAAAACCGTATGCGTGATGCAAGTATATTGCTGGGTAATAAACTGCTTCCGTATCTTAATGATTTGATGGAAGCCTTTGGGGGTGTATGGTCAATTATTGTAGAGGGCGATTTTACTGGCGGGCTGGCTGGATTATTTGGCGAAAAAGCGGGAGCGGAAGATAGCCCGCTGGTTAATAAGCTATTTGCAATTCGCGAAGGTTTGCTCAACTTAAAAGAAAACATAAAAATATTTATTACGGAAACCCTGCCGCCACTCATTGAAAAATTCTTAGAGGTCAAGAACGCTATCATGGAATGGCTTTCCCCAATATTTGAGTTCATCGAACAGAACACCAGTTTTAAGGACGGGCTAATTGCTCTCGGTATAGCCATAGCCACCTTCGTCCTGCCTGCGTTGTGGGGTGTTTTGACTACAATGGGCGGGCTTATATTGATATTTGGTGCGGTAATGGCGGTTGTAGCCCTACTCCGCAAGGTATGGGAGGAGCATGGGGATGTAATCAAAGAAAAAGCTATGATTGCTTGGGGCTGGCTACAAGATAATATTCCTCCCATTATTGAAAATATCAAAGCGAAAATTTTAGAATTCGTAGAAAAGGTCAAGGCGTGGTGGAATAAGCACGGCGAAGAAATCATATCCACAGCGCAAATGATGTGGGGAAGGATTTGGAGGACTATCAAGCTCTTTGTGAAATATATAGTGACAGTCGTTGAGTGGTTCGTAGATTTAGTGAAAGGGTTATGGGAACGGCACGGAGAGAAAATTATTGGGCTGTTTTCTCGCACATGGGAGCGGGTGAAAAGGATTTTTAACTCGGTGATTACTTTTATCCAGAGCATCATAAAGGCTTTCATAGCAATATTTCAGGGAGATTGGGATGGAATGGCGTTCTACCTGCAAAATGCTTGGGCGGCACTATGGGATACTGTTAGAGAAATCCTTGAAGGGGCTTGGGATATCATCAAGACGGCTATTGGTGCGCTTATTACAGAGGTCGTTAGGATTTGGGAAGATACCGACTGGAAAGCACTTGGGCAAGGTATCATTGACGGCATTCTTGGCGGCTTAATAAAGACAGGCTACAAGATTAGCGATTGGCTTAAAGACATGGCTGGCAAGGCAGTTGATGCTGTGAAAGACTTCTTGGGTATTTCTTCCCCGTCTATGGTCTTTGCAACGGAAGTTGGCAAGCCAATCATGGAGGGTTGGGCTGAAGGGATGAGGCGCATGTCTCACCAACCCTTGCAGGTAGCCGCTGAGACAGCGGCTGGTTCCGTTGGTATGGCGAGAAACTTTAATGTTACCGTAGATGCTCATTACCAGAACCCACAGAGCGAGAGCAATGTGGCAAAAGATATAGAAACGATGGCTAGGCTATTAGGATATTTATAATGGTTCAAGCACAGAAAATTACACTCCGAGTTATCAGGGGCGGTACGTCATACCTGATGACCGATTATGCTAGGCTCTATCAAGTCATGGGTGCTGGACTTGCTCCCCTTCACCGTATTCAGCAACGAGGCCCTTTACAGCATGGTATCACTGACAGGGGTTTTCGGCTGGATGCCAGAAATTTAAGGTTGCTGTTTTACTTCACTCGAAAAGATGAAGCCTTTTTCAATAACCGAGAAATGCTTACCAGAATATTTGCCCCTAGCGACAATCCTTTGACCTTGCGGTTTGACCTTGCCAACGGGGAACGAAGGCAGATTGAGGGTCACGCAAGGGCGCTGGATTTGAATACCGACCCTTCGAGACCAACCTATCAGAATTTTGCGGTTGATATTATTTGCCCCGACCCAACTTTTTATGACCCAACAGATTTTATCATTACCCTTGAATCATCTTACTCTGGCACAGCCAACCAAGTTCCTATGCCAGTTCCTATGTTCGTGGGTTCTTCCGAGTTGGGAGCTTCGGAGGTCATATCCTATAACGGGTCATTCAGAGAGTTCCCTTATTTGATTAGAATTTACGGGCAGATTACAGACCCAATAGTTACCAACAACTCAACTGGCGAAGTGCTGGATTTTACAGGAACAACTATTGCGGACGGGGATTATTATGACATTGATTTGCGATATTCATACAAGACGGTTAAGGACAATAACGGCGCAAATAAAATAGCAGACCTGACAGACGCAAGTGACTTGGCAACTTGGCATTTAGCAACTTCTGATGAAGTAATAGACGGGATTAACTCAATAACAGTCTCTGGAAGTAGCATTAATTCAAATGCCAAAGTTGTTATCAGGTATTATGAAAGATTTTTAGGTTGGTAAGGAGTTTATCATGGCGCAAGACTCAATCCTTTGGACTACGAATGGAACGGGAGATGGGGCAAGTGGTGGGTATACCCAAGACGAGCTAACTCAATGGCAGGAATTACTATTCCAGCAAGGGGATAATCAGGGTGTATTAAAAGGCTTCCTGAACGGGTTGCAAGTGACCGCTTCGGGCGGGTCTGCCTCTCCTGTTACGATTGATACAGGCGGGGCTATCTGTAAAGGTTTCCCTTATTGGAATGATGCGGCGGGAACGAAAAATATTCCTACCCCCGCAGGCGACACACGCATTGACCGTATTGTTATTCAGGCTGATTGGTCTACGCAGGAAGTACGGTTTGCTCGTATTGCTGGCTCGGAAGGTGGTGCGGCCCCCGCCTTAACACAGACTGATAACACCAAGTGGGAAATTCCGTTGGCTCAATTAACTGTGACAACGGGTGGTGCTATTACGGTTACGGATGAACGAGAGTTCTTGCGTTCAAACTTGGAGATTGGAACTGCTTTGTTGCAGGACAATTTCATTGACGGGCTTGACGGTGATATTCTTCCTATAACATGGAATCCAACTAATTACACTCCTTCCACAGCCCCCGCACAGGCTTCCGATGTAGACGACTTAACCGCACACCTTTACGGTATTGACCAAGAGCTTGCTACGGTGCTTGCTTCCGCTGGCACTCATGCGGCAAATCACCTCACTGGTGGCTCTGATGAACTGGACGGGGATAAACTGGATATTGACTGGAATCCATCGAACTACACGCCATCTACTACGCCTTCCCAAGCCAATAGCGTAGACAATCTTACCGCTCATCTTTACGGTATTGACCAGAAGCTGGCACGGGGAATTGCTGACAATTTGCTTCTGGAAGTAGATGCCTCTGCTGGCGCTCCCAACGATAATGAATGGGCTAGGTTTACAGCCAGTGGCATTGAGGGAAGAACAGACGCAGAATTAATTTCAACTCTAACCGAGCGTATTCAAGATTTGGTTGGGGCAATGTTCTCTGGGAACACCGAAACCCGATGTACCGTAACTTATCAAGACGGTGACGGAACGATTGATGTGGTCGTGGATTTGCAAGATGTAGTTTCTGATACGTCGCCTGCGCTCGGTGGCAACTTGGATGCGAATGATAAAGACATTCACAACATAAAGCAAGCCGACTTCAATATATATGACGCTGGCGTAAGCGGTACGGCTAAAGAAATTAACCTGAATAATGGTAATTACCAGAAACTCAAAATCACTGGTAATGCTTGTGACCTGACGTATGTGGATGCCCCCGATGCTGGCTCGTGGACAATTCGCTTGATTGGGGATGGTACGCAACGGACTAACATTGACGCCGACCATGATAGTGACGCCGAATGGGCTGATGCGGGAGAAGCAGACAGCTATGGCTATGCCAATAACCAAGTCATCGGAATTCTTTTCATAGACTTTGACCCCAGCACTACTCCAAAATATATCCTGTCTAGTGTATCGGTAGGTGCATAATGGCTGGCGTGAAACCATCTAAAAGTAATTTTTTGTTCTGGCTTCCGATGCAAGAAGCGGGTGGCGGTATTCGTTATGACGCAACGGGAAATGGATATAACGCCATAGACCCGTCATGGGCTGGCTGGGGTCCGCCATTAAGAGCTTCTGGGCATGTTCAGCAATACTCGGCTGACTTTGAGGAATCCTCACTGCATAATATGTATATACCTGATGCTTCTTGGCAATCCGGGGATAGCGACAAGAGCTTTGGGGGCTGGTTCTATCTCGAAACTTTTAACGGGATTCTCATGTCCAAAGGCGGGAATGATGCCGAGGTCTGCAACTATATTATCTACAATGCTTCGTCTCGCATTTATTTCATGTGCGGTGATGATGGAAGCGAGCCGAGCAGTGATGGAAAAGGGTATAACAGTAATTATCCTATGGTAGATACTAGCTGGTCTCCCTCAACTGGTACTTGGTATTATGTTATTTGCCGACACGATGCGTCTGCGAATACCAGTTATATCAATATATGGAATACGGCTGGCTCTCAAATAGCATCTGACAGCACGCCTTTATATGCTACATGGTCAACCAATAATTCCGGCTACGGGATTTTCTTTGGGTCAAGCGGAAACCAGACTTACAGCACATGGCCGATTAGCGTAAACTCCGACCCGTTAGATGGACGATTGGAACAGTGGTTTATGTATAACGGTTTTCTTTCAACCGACAATATGACATGGCTCGTTAATGGAGGTATTGGGAGAACATGGGCTGAAATAGCGGGAGCGGCAGGTAGAAAATTCCAGATGGGTAAATTGTTCTGGAAGAATTGGGAAAAGATTTTTAGACCAGAAAAGTCAAGAATACTCACCTTGCCGGAGAGGGCGGTAGTGCCTATTTAATATGGCTACACAATATGAGATACGAGTAAGAGATGCAAATGGAGCTATGGTCGGGCGATTGGGGCTTGGATTAGTTAATCCCAACGGGGATTTAATTCGACCGTTTCATTATGTCAAAGATTTGCAGACGGCGGGTATGCTTCGGTTTCGCTTAAATGGCTCGCACCCTATTATTGACGAGTTTGAGAAGAACGGTCAGGTAGAGGTGTGGCGAAACGTAGACGGAGCAGGATGGTATCGAGATTTCATTGGCTTGTTGCTGGATGATTATACCTATCTCCAAGATGATGAACTGAAATACGATGCTTACTTGCCCGGACATAAAATCATTCTTTCGTGGGCTATAAATGCATGGAGCGCAAGCACCGCTAACAAGACTGTATTCTCTGCGGTTAAAGCAGAAACCATAATGAAAGCCTTGGTCACACACAATCTTACTTCTAGCGCCACGACAGGAAACGGCAGAAAGGTTACTTTTCAATGCCCTTACACAATACAGGTCGAAGCCGATGGGTCTGGTGGCAATACCCTGAATTGGAGTTGTGCTTGGAAGAATGTACTGACTGAATTAACTGCGCTTACCCAAGTTGGCGGGGGTGACTATGACCTCATAAGAGACCCCGACAGTGACGGGTCTTATACCAAGTTTGAGTTTCGTTTCTATTCCGGACAACGGGGAAGCGACCTTACCGATGAAGTTATCTTGGCAGTCTCCCGAGGAAACCTTACCGATGCCAATTACGCCCACAGAGGAAGTCAGGCAAAGACTTGCGTTATTGTAGGTGGTCAGGGAGAAAAAGATAACCGAGATATCGAGGTAAGAACCAGTGCCGAGGACGGGGCTTCTATGCACAGGGAAGCATTTCACAACGCAACTAATTATGAAAAAGGCGATACTGCTGGGCTACAGGACAGGGGAGACCAGTTCTTGGAAGACAATTCTGACGCAGAGGAATTTTCTTTTAAGGTTCTTGATGTGGCTAACGGCCGATACGGCATTGATTATTGCTACGACAGCGGAAGGAACGAAGGCATTTTGGGTGATTTGATAACGGTAATACGTCCGCACGACCAAGTAAGTGAGACGCATAAAGTGGAAGGCGTGACAGTTAGTGTCAATAATATGGCAGAAGAAAATATCATATTATCTACGGTGAGGCAATGAGTACAGATGGAGTAACTAAAAAAACCGATTTGACTGCAAGAATATTGGGTCTTAACGATAGGCTTAGTCATATCGAAGCCTTGGAAAAATGGCCTGTCCTTGACGAGGATGATTTCGCTTCCGACAGTGACGCTCATCTGGCAACCCAGCAATCTATTAAATCGTATGTGGATAATCACGGGTGGACAGGAGACAAAACTACCAACTTTACTTCCTCTGATGATTACGATGACATCAACCCCGCAATAGATGCTCTTGATAAATATATTCCACATGGCTACAAGCGCATTCTGCAGTTTGGGGATGGGATATATGCTCTTACGGGGCGAATCATAATATCTGGATTTTACGGGCCGGGAACACTAGCAATTTACGGAAATACTGGCGAGAGCGAAACCACCTTGCATGCTAATCAGGCGGTAGATATTGATGCAGACGCTCTTTCAACGAACGCAATTTTTATAACTGAATGTGATTGTCCTATTGAAATTCATAATATAAAAATTAGGCATAATTCTAATTCTGGACATGCTGGCTTGTACGTTAATCATTGCTCAGCGAAAATCAGCGTTCTAGGGTGCTATGTAGATGGTGATGGCACAGGGGCTGCGGGCGGCAATGGCTTCGAGTTCTTGTTTTGTCCATGGGTCTATGTCAGGGCTTGCTATGCTCATAATAATCGAACAGGAATTACCGCGGGGTACGGTACTTATCTCGTTTCTAGGAATAATGATGAATACAGCACAGCCCCTGCTTATGGGCTATATGCCACTGGTGGTGGTATAAAGAGAGTATCAACACAGCCATCGGGTTCAACAGCGAACACAACTACTAATAACGGAGGCACGATAGACTAATGAAGGCGACTTTTTTTCTATACGAAAAGGATTCCGGATTAGTAATTTATTTCAATGCCCTGCCACCCGAGAATGCCGATTATATCCGAACAGGCTTTACTATTCATGCTGACCGCAGAGCCAGTATAGAAAATGCTAACTGGAAAAAGATAGGGATTTGGGCTAACGAGGATGGAATTGAAGTCGATGAAGAACAGGATTATCTGTATAATGAAATATCAAATACACTAACAGCCAGCAATATCACGACAGTTATACCTAATAATACCTATGAGAACATACGGACAAATATAGACTTGCTGAAAGACAGGCTGCGTCCATTAATAGGAATGAAATTTATGGACTTAACTGATAAGGATAAGAATTGGTTATTCGCTTATATGATGTATCAGCAAGGCTACTTAGATGATGAAGGACGATTAAAAAATAAATAATGGAGGATACATGGCTGAAATAGTAACTGGATTTGATAGCAGGTATTGGGATGGCATATTAACCGCAGAGAACCAAAAGACTTTTAAATTCTTTATGGGTAAGTTCTCGCAGGGCAAATGCTTCACCCCAAAAGAAGGCTGGAACTTGCTGTCTAATAACTGGAAAAGGACTCGTGATGTTTATAAAATACCAAGAGGCCCTTATCATTACATGCTGTTTTCTCATCCTTGGTATGACCCCATTACCTACGGAAAGGAAAACGCACAAAATTTCTGGAACACCTGTCAGGAACACTTTGAAGGTGATATCGGAGAGATACCACCTACTATTGATGTCGAAAGCCATTGGGCAGGCATGGTAGGAGGGGAGGGTAGGGTGGCAACTTTACGGGCTTGCCTAGAAGAAACCGAAAAGTTATTCGGGCGTGTTCCTCTAATTTATACCGCTCGATGGTATTGGGATAGATATATTGCCCCGTATACTGGTGATTGGCAATACTGGAAAGAGCATGAGCTTTGGGAAGCAGACCCCCCGCCCGACACGCCGATTGCTGGCTGGGGTAATTCTTGTGCGATAAGACAAGTGGCTTTGGGTAAAGCATGGGCTGGCTTTAATACTACTATTGATGTCGATGAAGTAGAAGATACTTGGCTGGCTCAATACTGGAAACCGACACCGCCGTCCGATTGTACAGAAGCGGTAGAAAAAGCCCTTGAAGCCCAAGCCATAATATACGAAGCGGAAATTGCAAACCTGAAGGCAGAGAACGAAGCTCTGAAAACCAGTGAATATAATCAGGCTCTCAACGATGTGATTGGCTTTTCGGAGAGTGCTAAAAGGTAGAAATAGCAATGAATGTTCCTGTAAGGCTTGTCACGATGTTCTTGTGGATAGGTGTTCTTGTAATGCTTTTGGCATCCATACATGCTGACCCGATAAAACTACGCAAAGAACGTTTCTGGTATAGGGCTATTCTGGCTTCGTGGGTAATACACATGCTTTTCTTTTACGGGGTCACTGTATGCACAAATCCTTCTCCCGGACTGTTTACTACTTGGTCTAACGCCCTTCGAATTCATGGTGGCATAGCGTTACTGCTTAAAGAAGTATTAGCCTATCTACGAAACAGGATGGGAGCATAAATGGAAGCAAGTATATCGTTGGCGGTTGGTCTTGGTTCGGCATTTGCCTCTATAATTGCCGCCATTTTGACTTATCGAGCCACACAGAACAGACTCAAAGAAGAGCGAAAAGAAATAATGGCGGGAGCTGAAAAGGCTCTTGCGGAAGCAACGGAACAGACCCTCAAAAACTTTAGCCTTGCTCTGGAAAGGCTTGAAAAGGAATATGCCGTTGTATGTGATGAAAATACAGCTATGAAGAAATTCATAAATGCCCTGTATGCCGGGATAAGAAAATTAATAAAGCAACTTGAAGCCAAGGGAATAGAACCCGATTGGAGACCCCCGCCTATAAATGGGTGGAGACAATAGGCTCTTTCATCTTTGCCGAGTCTATGGTAATATTATTCTTGCCTAGTCATAGCGTGGGAAATAAGAACCCATATTAGACTGTAAGTAAAGGAGATACCCATGAAAGTTATCAGAAAGTATTTTGTATTTTTAGTCATAGCGATTCTGCTGTTGTTCTCTCTGGCGTTTCAGGTCGAGGACACCAACCCTTGGCGTGGAATCTTTGAGTGGACAATAGGTATCGTGCTTATGCTCTTGGGTGCGCCGATTACTCAATGGCTAAAAAATAAGTTGGGTATACAAGATAAGCTGGCGCTACTGCTAACCGGATTAGTTGCCGTAGTAATTGCTATTGCGGAATTGTTTCTGGCGAATGTACTTTCCTTTGAGAGCTTTACACTTGAGAACTTTCCGTTGGCTTTCAGTGCGGTTATGACAGTTGCCACTTTCTATTATCACCTGTTGAAAAATACCGATACGGTATTAGGAAGTAAATTACTGCTTCCCAAGCCTTCGAAAAGGTCGCAATAAGACCTTTCCGGTTCTTCTCCACACAAAACCCCCTGCCAGCGCAGGGGGTTTTGTTATCAAATATCGTTTTTGCGGGGTTTTTGGAGATAAAAGGTGTGTTTTATAGGGTTGTTGCTACAAATCCCGCCTAACACGCTCTAACCATGTTGGTTCTTATCCCTTTCGTTCCTTTATAGCCTTATTGAGTTCCTGTAAGGCGTTGTCGAGGTGCTGTTCTTCTTTCTCGGTAATACCGCCCTGAAACTGGTCTTGGTTCTCAATTACTTTGCGTACAGCGTCACGCAAACGGGAGACCGCTTCTGTAAAAATTGGGCTTGCTGGCGGGTTTATTTGCCTTCTCAATTCAGCGGCTGTCCACCCGTTGTCAATGGCTTTCTGTTGCCACTTCCGTTGCTCGGCGGGGGGCAATGGGGCTACGACCTGTAAGTGTGAGAAAGACAAGTCTCCAATGCGGTCTTCATAAGCAACTCGCTTCATGGTGCTGGCGCAGTTGGCAACATGACCATATGACTTTTCCCCGAACACGTTCAGGGCTTGTGAATATCTTTCCCCGAATGTGCCTTCCCCAATGTTTACCCAATCCCCAATACATTTAGCAAGGCTCTCGTCAATAAAAGCCAGTGCATAGCCAAGTTGCTCCCATTCTTCATAAGACGGCGGGGCTTCTATTTTCAACCCTTTCTCGGTGATTTGATACCAGTCGTTCTTCGTTTTGAGTGTGGGGTGTTCTGACGATACTATTTCCTTTGACATCTTTTTTCTTCCTTTGCGGTATATATCCGCAATATGAACATGGCTGGTCGGGGTAATATTGCCACCAATACAACCCGCATTGACATTTGATATTACGTAGCATTTAATCATCCTTATAAGGTAACTTTAGTCTTAGGTCTTCACCCAATATAGGAATAATCTTTCCGGCAGAAAACCGAGATACGATTCCTTTCATGGGTTCTGCAATTTCTACTAACTCATCAGGTGTACGGTTGCTGACTGCAAAGGTGGTTAGTCCTTTCTGGAATCGGGTGTTTATAATATCGAAAAACTTCTCATCTACCCAACTTGTGAATTTTACCCTGTCCAACTCATCAATAGCCAATACCTTGACCCCTTCGTATTTCTTTTGAATTTTATGCTGGTCGTCCGTGTCGTAGCTTTCTCTTATGTCTGCTAGCATTTTGGCACTGGTCGTATACAGGGCATGAATACCCCTCACCCGATAACCATTCACCAAAGCAAATAAGAGGTGCGTCTTGCCTGTGCCGTTATCCCCAACAAACAGGGCTGTTGCCACCGGAACATTCTGAATTAATTTATTAGCAAATAGCCATGCCTGTTCTTGTCCTTTTTTGGGTGAACCAAGCGCAACCGTCAATGCTGGTTGCCCGTCTAGTGTTAGCGTGTCCAAGCCACAGTTATATCGTAGCCAGTTGGATAAAGCGTCTGCGTTGCATACGGGGCATGGGGCTGAGATTAGTCTTGCCTTGGATTTAAAATCATCCCCGCCAGTGGTGGGGAAATACTTTTCGATTCCCTCTTTATGGTTTATTTCCCATGCAAAAAGCGTACCGCCATCAAGCTTTGTGCTGTTGCAATTCTGACAAGCTTTCTGTAATGGCTGGTCAAAGATTACTGGTATGAGTTGCCCTTCTCTAGGTGTTCCTTTTTTGTATAGATTGTCTATCCAGTGTGACGGGTATCTAATGTCCATGCGTCCGTTCTCCTATTGATATTTCCGTAGGCTTGCCAAGATTGCTTCCTCTCGTTTCTTTCTGTTAGTCTCCCCCGCCCCATTTCCGTTGCGGTGGTACGCTAACTCGCTGGTAAAATTATTCAGCAACGATTTGGGGCTTGAAATTGTTAAACGGTCTTTCTTCATACGGTTTATAATTTTCCGGTTCAACTCCTTTACTAATTCTATGTCCTTTTGCAAAATTGCTGTTGAGGTTGGGTCTGGTTCTTGATTGTTGTCCAGCAGTCTTGCCATTATGGTCTGTTTTAGCATTTGCTTAAACGGGTCTCGCCATAAAACATAAACGCCGCTTGGTTTATCGTTCCAATCGGGAGGTAATATATTGGTCTGTTCGCAAAAATGTTCTTCAAGTGTCTCGGCTACCGCATTGGGTAGTTTGAAGTTTTTCTTTTCAGTGGCGGGCGTAATTTTATTTAAACTTTTTTTAATAATACCATTATCTTTATTTTCTTTAATACTCCTTTGGTTTGCTAAAGTTTCTTTAGTGGTATTACTAAAATTTCTTGTGTTATCATCCTCGGCTATTACTAAAGATTCTTTAGTTGAAAGGTCGATAGCCATGTCTCTATTCAAGGAATATACAAAGCCTTTTCCTTTCTTTTTTCTGATAATTATTTCTCTGTCTAGGGCTTGGGCGAGAGCTTTAATAATAGTGGGCTGGGTGAGACCTGTTAGTTTTTCATATTGCTTTAAGGTTATGTCGGTTTCGTTGCGGTGATAGCCTTTTGTTAATCTTATTGTGACTTGAATCACTACCCAAGTTGAGGGGGCTACTGTTGGTAATATGTGGTCTATTGCGTAATTGGAAACCTGCGTGTAGGGTACTTCTCTAAAAGGGTATACAGTGTTGTCCATCGTTCTCCATTTAACTAAGATTGGTATGGGTGAAATGTATTGTAATGGAAGGTCGCAGAAAATACAACAATCCCAACCTTAAAAATTCAGAGAACCGAGCGAGTGAGTTCTCGGTTCTCTAAAGGAGGAAATGAAAAGAAAGTTTGGGGCTGTCGCAAGAGAGTGGACGGCTCTCTTATAAATCGTTGGAGAACGGGGGGTTTTAATAAGCCCCTCGACAGCCCCAACTATTAGAAGTATAGACTAACAGCACCTATTTGGCAAGAGCAAAGCTTAAAATTTTCCGCACCCCCTAAAAGTGTGGTATAATATAGGTTGGACAGTATAAAAGGAGAGAACGGTATGGGCATACAGCGTATGAAAGATTTAGCAAGGCGTGAAGCCAAGAGGGCAAAGCTCATCAAGGCGTGTAACGAAAAGCACTCGCTTGTTGATGAATGCCCCGACCCGATGGACAACCGCCGAACCTTAAGAAAGTACCACGAAGAAGCATTTGGCAAAGTGCTTTATCCATGCGAGAAGTGTGGGTGCTATGCTTACAGAAAGGATGGTGACAATGAGTAAGATGTGGGAAGTGGAAGTGCCAGCCAAAGACCTAGAATCTAATGACGTATTCTACCGAAACAATTTTAAATTTATAGTACGGGAGGTGAAACCAGACAAGCACTTTATAACAGCAACGTGCATAAGCCCCGCATTAGGCAAGGAGGTTAACGTACATATTAATAAAGACGCAACTGTAACTGTTGAACGATTTGCTTAGAAAGGAGTGAAAAATGAAAGGATTGAAACCCGCAGGATATTTTATATTTATGGTGGCATTTGGGTTCTGGACAAAAGCCCAAGCAGAAAGCGTGCTGGTCGCTTTTCTAATTACCCTGACCGTTGGCTTGGTGCTGGGGTATGCGCTGGTAAAGGATTTAGAATATGGTGGCTAGCAGGCGGTTTAGCATTGTGGTATT